AGGTGCTGTAGCCGTAGGAGCCACAGCAGTTGCCGGTGCCGTTGTGGGTGCTGCCGTGGAGGGCGTCATGGCCGTAAAACGAACGTTGGCCACTAAGAAGCTCAATGGCAGGAACACCCAAGTGCCGAGTGGGTACAAGCTGCAGGAACAGGATAGTTCACGAAAAATCAGCACGGACTTCTACAACAGGGTCATCATGACAAATCCCAGTCAGAATACGGTGAGTGCCATACTATGCCCTGACTATGAAGTCAACCAAGGGTATTTCAACCAGCTGTTCACAGGCAACAGCCATGTGGTGAAGACCACTGAAATGCAGAGTACGAACAGGCTTCAGGGATTCGACAGCGACTTCTTCTCCAATGACAAGAACCATTTTTACATACCGTCATATTATGACACCAACACACAGTCGTCACATGTTTGTCAGATACAAGGAGTGCCTGACGACATACCCATGGTAGGCATTGGTAAGGAGAAGTTCCGAAGCCGTGCAGGGATGGCTGAAGAGGCTTGGCATTACGAACAGGTGGGGCATGAGTGGTCTGGAAACGAGAAGAAGATAAACTCCGACATCATCAGGGGCAGCTTCGGTCCTTACCTGGCCATGACGGATTATCCAAAAAGTCCATGTGACACCGTCAACATCATGATTCCCGGCTACTCCGATAGCCAAGTGGCAGAATACATGTCCATAAGGATGGAGGACTCCTCCAGTTATTTTGCAGTGTCCGACAGGTATGCTATGTTCGACAGTGACGAACACTTGACGGAACAGCTGTCGAGGCTGGCCGGAACGGAGGATAGGTCTTGTGGATATTCTTGGGAAATGTATCGTGGCGACTGCTACATCTGTCAAGTGACCCATAGGCTGAACAGGAACTTCAACGACCCGTCAGCACCATACAACCACAATATCGTGGACGACAACACTTGGAAAAACGGATATGACCCTGACAATATCGACAAGTTCCATGACATCAACCTCGGTGACGTCAATGCCGTGCAGTTGGGAATGTGGGTCACCTTCAAGGTGAGGAGTTCCTATAACCACAACATCAGGACCGTCGACGACTCACATACCGATGAGAAGCTTATGTGCGGTCATGGCAGGGGATTCTTCCCTTACTTGCCTAGGGATACTGAAGGTAATTTCAAGATACCCGAATCTTCCGTATGTAATGTAGGGTTCAAGAAGTCAGTGAGTGACAGGTACCATTTCACATTGCCTGACTCACCATACATAAAGAACTGGTTCGGCACTAGGATAATGTATTCCGACATACACGTCAACGATGCCTATAAGAACGGTTTCAGGGTCTTCAGGGGTACCAGCTTCATTGACTGTCCTAGGACCTATGGTGAAATAGTGAAGCTTGTGGAGCTGAAAGGTAATCTGTTGATAGTGTTTGAACATGGCATAGGAGTCATACAAGTCAATCCGTCTAATGTGGGAAACAACGTTTCCTTAGGACATGACTACATGAATATGGCCAATGTCCTGTCGCAGCCTGTGATATTGTCCGATACGTTAGGTTCCCAATGGTCCGACAGCATACTGAAGACCCCAGGCAATTTCGGTGATGGGGTATGTTATGTGTATGGTGTGGATACCGTGTCCAAGAAGATATGGAGAACCAACGGTGTGTCTGTGGAATGCATTTCAGATACGAGGGTTCAGGAGTTCCTCAACAACAACATATCCTTAGGAGAGAGGGAAAAGACTCCCATCATGGGAATCAGGAACGTCAAGACATGCTACAACTCATTCAAGCGTGACGTGATGTTCACTTTCTACGACAACCTGCAGGGGTTCGAGGAAAAAGTGTGGAACCTGTGTTGGAACGAGCTCCTTCAGATGTTCGTCACTTTCTACAGTTGGGTTCCTTCATATATGGAGAACATCAACAACATGCCCTTCTCATTCAATAGGAACACCTCCAAGTGGATAGCCAAGCTGGGAGTGAGTCATGCAGACAACTCTTTTGCCGACGGCATAACCCTTACCAACAACATCATCGACATGCATGAACATGAAGGGTTTGACTTACTGAAGAAAGGCACTTTCAAGACTGAAATAATGAAAGGACATTCAGCCACTTGGGAGTCTGTCGTCCTTAAGCCGGAAATGTTCGACAGCAGCGGTTGGGTAGCCACAGACACGTCTTGGAATAGCAACTTGGTGGGCATACTGGGTCTGAAAGGTGTCAACATGCCTTCAGGAAAAGACATCATCCATAAGGTCGACTATTCCCTTGAAAGGGACAACTTCAGGAATGACAAGCTGTTTGAGGTGAAACAGATGGGCTACTACAAGCACCAATACTCCAATGACGGTGAGACGGCAGGCAAAAACATCAAGATAAATGCCGTCAAGATTCCCGTATGGGGACTTTACCTTGCGGAAGGAGTTGACATGGTGAAGCTGTCGTCCGAGCTGTATTACAGGAACACGGCAGGCCATCCGTATTCAGATTGGGAAACCAACAAGTCCAACCCCAACAACGCTTCGGCATTGCAGGATGCCATAGCACATAAATGGCCTCCTTTTAAGGACCGTTCGGGCAAGAGGCGTGTGTTGGAAAGGAAGGACATGATAAATCCCGAACATGTGGTCAGGCTGCTGAACATAAAGGCTAAGGTGTATGGCTATTATGGTGGTATGGACAAGTCCGTTTCGGAATACTTTTACAACTATGCCAAACAGAAATCTTCATCAGGAAACAGTTCTGAAGGCACGCATGATGTGGATTACGGCAACAGGGAAGTTACAGGGCAGTGGGTTGATTGCGGATTCTATGAATCCGTGGTTGCCGTAACGACACGATGGAACATGCAGTTCTTGAACACCGATTTCTGGAAACACGGCCAAGGAGGCCTGATGGACATTGCCGACAAGATTTACCCTGCCTATTGGTATGGTGAACAACATCCTTTCGAGTTTGAGTTCGTTGTAGTCAACGACCCTTCAACACATAAGATATTCACTAACTTGGAAATAATTTCCAATAACGTGAAGCCGGAGTCTTTCCATTACGAGATAGTAGGTGACGTGTATGACTTTGCCAAGGATAAGGCCAACATGTACTTCAGGCAAGAGGCCATGAAAGCCCTGTACCAACATAATGGTGCTGACATACTCTTCAACAGGAACTTCCTTGAGACACAACCCAAGCAGAATAAGACGTCTGCAGATTTGCCTCATGAGTATTATGCCAGGCAAGACACTTTCAACGACATCTATGACAGCTACAAGCAAGCTACGTCACAGACTAAGGATTATGACCATTTGACGGGCTCGGAGATAGTCTATTACCCGACTAGGCAGGAATACCGCATATGTACACATCAGAAAGCGGTGTCTATGGATGATTTTGAAGGTGACAGCACCAGTAAGCTTAAGGATGGAAATGGGAAATTCATCTATGCGGATGACGGATGGGAAAGTGCCAGGGCAATTATCGCCAGCAACTGCAAATACATGGAAGACAGGTGGAGGATAACCATCAATCCGATAGTTGTATGTTACCGTAATGAGTATGACATGCTTAAGTCCAGGATAACAGGTATGACCCATGACTCTTCTCTGTGGACATCCCCCAACCGGCCTCCATTGCCGGTCTTCAACAGTCCGTTACCTTTGGATGATGAGGGAAAGAGGATATTGCAGCATGGCCTTACGGAAGAGGATTTCCCAAAAGAGCTCAAGGACCTGGGTTATGGTATTAGGGACCTTGACAGTGTCCGTTGGCTTGATGCCGTAGACATCCACGGTTACCAATGGGGCGGTGAAGGTACCGCATGTAATCGTGAGGAAGTAGATATTAGAGATAAGTTCGTCAAGGTCAGGATACGTTATACTGGTGACAAGCTGGCCGTCATAGATTTCATTAATACCATATATCAACTCAGTTTTGCATGATTCACTACAGCAAGCTAAACAGAATACAAAAGGCAGTACGGAAATGTCAGGCTGGTTCGGCCATCCATCCCGTCACTGAACAGATGAAGCAGAAGTATGCCAAGGAGCATAACCTATCCTACAATAACGGACAATTCTTCCTTTTGGATGCTAGTGGTAACCCTACCACTAGCATTAAGGAAGTGTCCGACAATGAATTGAGGTCCTATCAAGGAGGAATACGTAATGCAGGGACGTTGAACAACATCAACCAGGGTATAGACATCGTAAATGCCGCTTTGCTCAGGAGTAATCCCAGGATAAACAATCAGGCTACGGAAACGCAAATGGCCAATACGGCATATGACATGGCCAGTGAGGCGGTAGGTAAAGTAAACCCGATGGTTGGGACAATCATGAAGGCGGGAGGTTTCGCTTCAGATGCCTTGACTGCCGCAGGCATAGACACTGACCAGGAAAGTACCCTCGACAAGGCTTTGGACAGTAAGTTCCTTAAGCTGACTCCTGTAGGACTGGTGAACTCCATAGGGGCATCGAAGACACAAGACTTTGCCTTGGACACTGGTACTGTCGAGAAGGTAGGGGGCTCTTATGGTGGAACTGTAGCAGGCATATATGATGCCTCACAAAAGGCAGGTAAGAAATACGGTCTTTTCAGCGGCAGTTCAAAAAGGAAAGCCAATGCCTTCATAGGTGACATGCGGAGGAAGCAAAATGTGATGGCCGACATCGCCAAAGACTCTACCGACCAAAGGGAAATGGTAGACATGATGGGTAGCGTAGCCTCCCAGGCCTACTCGTCCAAGATAGCTGGGGGGCATGACGTACGTCATTTCAGGGCTAAGGAAGGCGGTAAGTTTGCAGATGACTGTGTGGAACTCGAACATGTGGATTTGGTTACTGAGAAGATAATGCCCAGTTCATTTGCTGAGGGAGGGTTGATTGATGAAATCATAAATGCCTCAACAGGGAAAATTGAAGAATGGGTTCCTGAAATCGTCGATGTCCTCGAAGATGGAGGTAAGATTGAGAAGCAGCTGGATGCCCCTGAAATTAAGGAGACGGACCAAAAGAACGTCATTCCTGAAGGTGCCCTGCACAAGAACAAGCATGGGATGGATAATGCCGGTAACCTCACCAAGAAAGGAATTCCGGTGGTGGATGACGACCATGCCCAACAGGCGGAGATAGAAAGGAATGAGATTATCTTCACAAAGGAAGTTACCGAAAAACTTGAAGAACTGTATAAGGTCTACTATGACGAATCCAGCACTCAACGTGAAAGGGAAAATGCGGCCATTGATGCAGGCAAGCTACTCACTAAGGAAATCATGCTCAACACTGACGACAGGACAGGACTCATCGACACTCTGAAACAAGGAGGCTCATTAATGCAGTCGGCCAACTTGGGATAAGCATGCCAAAACGTTACTATTTGATATAGAAAATTATAAGAAATCTCTAAATTAAATAGTATGATTAGGGGAGATACGTCCATACAAGCTATCAGTCCTAAGGACCTGCTAATCTACCTATGCTTAAGACGTTACTTGAATGTGAAGACTAGGGAATCATGCGTGTCTGTAGCTAAGATAGCCAAACAGACTTGTTCTTCTCCGGTAACCGTACTCAGTAGTTTGGAAAGGCTGCGTGACTACGGGCACATAAAATATGAAAAACGTGGAAGGCAAAACCATTATTTGCTGCTCTCGAACATAGAAGCCAAATCTTATTCCTTCCTGGACAAGGAAATGAGTCATTGGGATAAGATTATCGAGGCTTCCAAAGTGGCCCATGTTCCGAATGATGAAGAGTCGGGAGGGAACGGCAGCTTATACAGGTATGTGGCAGGTCTTGAAGATACGATTATTTTACTTCATAAACAGGTCAGGACGTTGACGGAGGAAGTCAACAAATCACGGAAATGTGTGTCTGTAATAACTGGACAGACATACACTCCCATAGAAATGCCTGAACCTATAAACACTTGACAAATGGCACAATTAGCAGACTTGTTTGTCTCATATAAGAGCGTCCAACCTGAACCAAAGCCTGTTGTGGAGGAACGGCAAATGCCAGACAATTCCTTACAAAGATTGACGATGGCCAGAAGCCGGTTGGAACAGATTCAGCCGATAGTGACCCAGCAGCCTACGGTTATGGATGCGGACGTCCATGAAGACGACGGTGACCAAGAATATGACCAACCCTTCTCTTGGTTTGATGCCTATAAGCTCAAACAAAAGCCAGTGGCCACTACGGTGAGTCAGGCCTTACAGGGATGGAATGAGAACGGTCAGGCCGTCACCTACAATAGGGGTAGGCTAGATGAAGAGATTAAGGCCTTGTTCAAGAAACACGGCATAAACATTACTGTCACCTCAGGCAAACGTGCTGCCGGAGCTGCCGGCAAGGCAGGTAAGAGAAGCCACCATGTGGGAGGCAATGCGGTTGACATAGTGCCTGGAAAAGGTGAAACCTTTGAATCCATAAAGAGAAAAATGCTTGGCAATTCTGAAATTCAGCAATTCTTCAGTGACAACGGCCTAGGGGTCATTGACGAGACGTCTCCTAATACCATGAAAAAGACGGGAGCTACGGGACAACATTTCCATATCGGACCCGATAAGGCTGCCCAACAGACCTGGTCTGCGTGGAACGGAAACACACAACAGAAACCGACGTCCATGCAGGCATGGACCAGGAACGTGCATGACGCCTATGCCCAAGGTCTTAAAAATGAGTTCGGCAACAAATATGACGACAACGTCTACGACAGGATAGCCACCTACATGACCTATCAGTCCGCTCTGGAAAGCGGCTATGGAAAGAATGCCAAAGGCTTCAACTATGCCGGGCACATGAAGAACGGAAAGGTAGTGAACTATAATACGTTGAATGACTTCGTCAAGGCCCACATACAGACCCTCAAGAAATGGGACATCATGAAATCCCGTAACCTGAAGGAGTATGTGGATAGCCTCTACCAGGGACAATACAGGTATAACGCCCATTCTCCTGCTGCACAATATTACAGTGACATGTCAGGCACGGTGAAAAGGGTGAATAAGTATCTCGTCCCTAAGGCTGAATTTGGTGGTAAGTTTAAGAACATAAGGAAATTGTATGAACAAAATTTTAGTGACTATTAACGATAAGGTATATCGGTGTGAACTCGCCAATACGGAAGAGGACAGGCGAAAAGGCCTCATGGGTAGGGAGTACCTTGCCCCTGATGAGGGCATGCTGTTTGACTTTTCCACATACGAAGGGACACCGGAAATGTATATGAAAGATACCAACCTACCATTGGACATGATAGGCATTGACGATGAAGACGAAGTAATAAAGGTTCATACTCCTGAAGTGAACTCTGATGAGTTGATTCCTTTTCCAGATTGCAAGTATGTTTTGGAGGTCAATGCCGGTTCGGGGATTGAGGTAGGAGCCGATTTTGAAATGGAGGATGATGTGGACCTGGGAAAATACTCTATGAAAATCCTGGCACCTGACGGTACGGCACAAGGCCTGTTGCAGGGGGGTGAGAGGATATTCTCCAGGGTGTCTACAAAAAGGCTAATCACCAGGGCCAAAAAGGCCTTCTCACATAAGGACGATAAGGAACTGTACGAGAAAGACTGTAAGAAACTCGGAACTTACGTGTTCAAGGAATTATATGCACAGGACCATAGGGACCCGCAATACGTGTCGGTTCCCGATAAGGATTAGGCGATGCCTAACATGTGATTAGATGAATTGCAATTTATCATTTTAACGAACGGAAAGACAATGAATTTGAAATTCCTGCAAGAGGGTGGGGCAGTAACACCAGCTACCCCCCAAGACCCTATGGAAGAATTGGTCGGCATGGCTGCTCAAGCACTACAAAACAATGACACTAACCTTGCACTGCAAGTATGTCAGATGTTGGTACAGATGGCTGAGCAAGCTGCTCAACAGGCAGCTCCTGAACCAGAGCCTGCCCCAGCAGGCGGAGAGCCTGTCTTCGGAAAGGGAGGCAAACTAGTTCGTAGAATCAGCAAGTAACGAACGATGGGAGTGTCTCACTATTTTAGTAGGACACTCCTTTTTTGTTTATGCTAACATATCATGATATGGCAGACGAAAAGAAAACATACAAATATATAGACACTGAACTGGACAGGGAGCACCTGCTTAAGAATCTCAAGCACAACGCTCAAGACTATGTCAAGCACAAGGGTTGGGATGCTGGAAGGGCCCAAGAGTTCTATGACGCACTGACTACCTTTGAGAATGCGATTAATGAGGATAGGCTATCCTCCGACCAATCAGGGGCCATAGTCGATTCAAGCGGCCAGTTGACTGACGGAACGGCCAATTGGCGTGACAAGGACGGAAACGTACTTACCCAAGAGCAGTATGAGTCATTGAAGAAAAGGGACAAGAGAAAAGCCACCAATGATTTCTATGCCAATAGGGAAGTGGCTGGTTATCTCAACACCATAGCGAAAAGCCTATACGGACAACAGCAGAAGGTGGACGACACCAAGAAGGAAACGACAAAATTCAACTTGTCGAAACATGGACTATGGAACAAGTTCGTCAACAGTATGGCTCCTGGAGGCACTGGGGACATGGAGGCTTGGTTGGATACGGACCCGTATGATGAAGCCACTAAGAAACGCAGTACCCAAAACAGGGCTAAGCTTCTGAACGACTACATCACGCAATATAGGAGTAATCTGGCTGAAGACCTTGACTTCTCAGATAGTGGTTACGGTTCAAGGGAGGCATACCTGCAAAATCTCGACAGGCTACAGGAAGAGCTGTCCAATGGTGTTACCAGTGTGGACTACAGGCTGCTCAATCAGTTGGGGGGGTCTCCAGAACAGTACAGGGCTTTCTTCACCACCGACAGACAGTATGCCCCACCTGTTGCAGAAGGGCAGAATCAGGAAGGCCAAGAGCCTGCACCACAGGAGCCTGCTCCACAACAAAATACTGCCGCAAAGCGACAACCAGGAATGGACCCTGCCTTACGTACGAGGTTACGCAACAATGACCTGAAGATAAGGAAAACATATAATGCACTGAAGGTGAGATGGTATAAGCCTGTCGACGGCTCAGCTCCACAGGGAATAGAATATGATAAGAGTGCCAAAGACCCAGTCAAGGCCTACTGGAACGCACTCAATGCCGCTGGAAAAAGCTTTAAGACAGATAAGCTGCGCACCACCACAGGCCGTGAATATATGGGCATGTTGGAACAGTTCGGTGAGGTTAACCCTAATATGGTACGGAAAATAGCATTCGGCAAGTATGCAGGATGGTATTACATCCCCGAATCCATCAACAAGGATAACTGGTCAGTCCTTGGGTACAACCCGACCACCCATTCAGTAGGCAGGCTTTTCTACCCTGACATCAGTCCCGACACCAAAAAGGACTATGCCGCTATCTTGGCTAAGATTGACAACATGGAACAGGAAATGAAGAAACCTGTCTTCCAAGAAGGTGGAAACATCGGCCAAGGTGAGTCCGTTTGGGATTTCATCAATGGCGGTGAAGGGCAGCTAGGGCAGTTCAATGCGGGTCAGGAAGCACAGTCTAAGATTACAAAGGGAGACCCTAAGAATAGGCAACCACAGAAAAAGGAAAACGGTTATTCCAGCACCAACTTCACCTCCACTGACTATGCCAGGCTAGCGGCTATAGGAGCAGACCTTGTCGCCTTACTGGACCCCGAACCTGTCACTGCTGGAGTGTTGAGTGTCGGAAGTGACGTCACTAACCTTGTGTCGGACCTTAAGGAAGGGTATGGCCTGGGCAGTTCTTTAGGTAATTTTGCGGCTAATCTGGGACTTAGTGCCATTGGGCTGATACCCATATTAGGTGATGCTGCAGGCAGTGGGTCCAAGGTAGTGAAAAACCTGATAAAGTTAGCTCCTAAAATCAATAAGGTATTGTTGGGTTCTGGTCTTCTTGCTGGATTAAGCAATGCTGATGAAATCACCAAATCTTTCAGCAAGATAGGTAAATCAGGACCTGAAAATGAGCTTAGTATGCAGGACTACCGTAACATCAGCACAGCCATTCAGTTGATTCTAGGTGGCAGCAATGCCATTAAGAATGCCAAGGCAGTAAAGAAATTCAATGCTGCTAAGGAAGCAGGAAAGACAAATCATGTGGACGTACGTGTGAAGAATAACGATACTGGAGAACAGAAGGTGTTCCGATTTGTCGGTTCTGATGACGTGTCTAAGATAAGGAATGCCAAGACACCACAACAAGTCAACGATGTCATCAATTCACACCCTTCATATAAAGACCAATACTCTGTCGTTACGGACACTAAGTCAGGTCATAGTTGGATGGGTGAGAACTCCTCATGGCTGAAGCCTTGGACATGGAGGCAAAAGACTGCTACTGACGTTATCGGAAACAACTCCGTATTGCCTGTTTACAATACGGCCGGCATCAAGGCTGATAATCCTAAACTCTTTTCCGGCCGTACTCAGAGGATGATGAAGACAATGCAGGAGAGGACACCTGACCAAATATTGTCCAGATACATTGCACCAGTACCTAATTCACCACTAAAACCAATTGAAGGACCCTTAACGGTCAAGCCTGCTGTACCTGTCGCTCCGGTACCACCTGCTGTCAGGCCTAATGTAGCACCAAACAATACTGTGGCTTCACGAAACTCCCTCATTGACAGGGCTAAGGCCTACCGTGAATCTTTAAAGTCTACTGTTGGCAAGAAACACAGTCCGGAGTTCAATGAACTGGTATCAAGGGGACATACTCCTGCAGAACTTAGAAACATGGGTATTTGGAAAGAAGGAGGTCGTCTTGTTCCAAAGGCACAGTCAGGAGGGTTTGTACTGCCTAATGTGTATAACCCTTTCTCTAAGGGTCTCAGCACTCTAAACATGAAAGCACCTGAGCTGACAAGACCTGACTATAAGCCTGTCATAGGAGAAACTCCCATGCAATACACCTCCACACCAAACTATGGAACTGGATATGCTTCAAATCGTGATTACTCCAACAAGGAATACGGAACTACCAATAAGGTAAACCTGTCCGGCATAAAGGCAGCCAATGCCAAACTTAGGGACAGGGCTCTGCATCCTGAGCACCTGGCACCACAATATGACTATACGGACGCACAGGCCAACACGGATAAGGTTCGAGGCATATGGCAGTCTAACCCCGACAACAGGACCAATGACCTTATGAGGTGGGTTTCCGCTTGGGCAAAGGAAAATCCAGGCAAATCCCAATTGGACATGCTTGCCGCTTACAATAGGCAGATAGACAAGATGTATGACTACAAACGGACTATGGGTACTGATGCCTATACAGGAGACAAGTCATACAGGCACGGCAATGCCGTAGCGATGTTCAACAGGAGAAACAGGGCCATCTACGGCAGTGCCAATGCACCACAGGGAGTGCATGGTTATAGCGTACCTCAGGAGGATTTCAATGGTACGACCACAGCCCAACGGTTCATAGACATCACTGACAATGACATTTCTGACTTGAAATTCAATTTCAAGCCTAATGCTCCTGAGAGTTTCAGGAAACTATTCAACGGTCTTGTCAAGGACAAGACAGGACGATATTACATACAGGACAAGTCAATCAATTTACCTAAGTTGACCATGCCTGTTCCTGACATGGAGAATACGCCATTAGGTCCTGGAACGTCAAAGGTCTATCCGAATGTGCCTACTGAAATGCCTGCCAAACCTACCAAGATCCCCGTCAACATAGGGAACTTGCTACAAAATATGCTACCCAATGCCCTGGCGGCAGGCAGATACCTTGCTGCATTGCAGCATAATAGGGACCAGCTTGACCTGGCTAAGAAAATGCCTGTGATGTTGTACGACCCTATGGAAGCGCATAAGTGGATGTTTGGTGACGAACAAGCTGTCATGTCCGGCAGGCGTTCTGCAGGGCAGCTTAACCACATGGCTTCAAGGCCAGTCACGTCTGACGGTTCACAGGCTCAAGCAGCACAACTGGAGGCCTTCATGAAAGGACGTGAATACATCACCCAAGGAGAGAGGCAAGATGCAGCTAATAGGGAACGGACAGCTGAGGCAGAATGGCAACAGGAGAGGCTTAACCAACAGAGCAGGTACAACACTGCAATGCAGAACAGGCAGAACCTGTTCGGAAAGAAGGTCAGTGACCTTAATGCCGAAGCCATGAAGCGTAGGGCCGACTATGAATCGCTGAACGGGTTGATGTCACAATTGGAACAGGCAGCTAGGGTTCGTGACGAACAGAATGACCCGTTACGTGATACTGCCGAACAGGCTTCCTTACAGAATGACATTTCCGCCGACATGGAAGCTTATGGTATTCCGGCTACCCCTGACGAACAGCAGCTCATCAACGACTTGCTTACAGGCAATAGGGATGTGAGTTCATTGTCTGAGCAGGAAGCCAGGTCTTACGAGCGGTTGTCAAATGCCATACAAGAAGAGGTACAGAGGAGAATGCTAGCTTCCAAAGGCATCTCATACAGGCCTTTTTCTCCTAAACAGGTGACTAATTCCACTTTTGTTACTAAAATGCAGAGGCAAGGTGGTATCATCTCAGGAGACAGCGAAAAGGTAACCATACAGAAATTACGTGGAAGGGTTCGTAGGATGGAGATTTTTCAAAAGCAGCTTGAATCAAGACTCAATGCCTATGAGAAAGATGCCGACAGAGCCTATAAGAGTGCTTCCCGATATATAAGTGGACAAAAAAGAAAGTAATGAAACTTAATCTTATTCCTACATTTCAGCAGGGAGGGGCTTATGCTCCTCCCTACGCTGTATATCAACCCTTGCCTACCCTGTCACAACAAACCGCACCTACGGCGGCCGCATCTTCATCTAAGAAAGACGGGTCTTCAAAAGACTTGACCGACAAGGACCTTTTGGAGATGCTTGAGAAGTTGGATGGTTTGCCAAGCGACATGGCCGTCATCACCAAGCAGCTTCAGAATTTTTATGTGAACAGCTCAAGGACAGGACTGCTTGGTAAGGCCAATACATCCAATATAGCCGTCAGGTATCTCAATACCCTGAACCAGCTTAAGGTAGCCAACTTCAATAAGAAGGAGTATGACCATGCTTATGAACAGGTGAGCAAAAACGGAGGCATAAACGAGGTAGCCATCAATGAAAGGGGACAGTTTGTCTGTATGAATGACAAAGGTGACTTCAAGCTGATGACTGCTGAAGAGTTGAAGAACTCGGAAGGGTATGTGGCCATGACCAACTCGGAACTGTTGGCCAGAAGGGCACAGGATGTCAGCCTTGCCAATAAGAACCAGTTGTTGTCCGTAGTGCAGAACGGCATAGGCATGCAAGTGGTTACTAAGCAGATTCTCGATGCCATAGGTAATTTGGGGACGTCTGAAGATGCCAGGGAAGGGTTTGTCTCCACCAGGCAGGGACGTATCATACAAGGGTTTGAAGACTTTGAGAAAGCTGTCCAAGAAGCGACAGGTAACGTGCAATATGACGGTACGGTCAATGACCTCTACAAATATAAGTTCCTGTCAAAGAACCAGGCACAACAGGCAGCTGAAGCGATGAAATACATCTATAGCACTTTAGCACCTAATGCTAAGGCCTTACTGAAGGCAAAGTCTGATTTGACGGATGCCGGAGCAATGAAGCTGATGCAATCACTGATAGCTTCCAAGCTGGACAATACACAAGAGTTCTCATTATCTTTGGAGAATGACTCTTCCAAGGCAGCTGCTAAGATAAAGGGAAAGACTGGTGAAAAGGATGAGACAGATGAAAAATCAACCCAATTGGTGGAGATGGTTAGCTCTACCAGCGGCATAGCACAGCCCATGTTGATAGACAGGGGTGACGGCATACAGATGTCCCTGATGGGCAGACAGTTCAACCTCATCACCAAGGCCGGCAGTACTGAGCCCATTGAAGACACTTCACTGTCGAATATGCTTACACAGTCAGGCATAAGGGGACTGGTCAAGAATATGAACAACATCACATTCGGTGACCAGAAAGTGTCTGGTGAAACACTGAAGAACATAACGTACAACAATACTGGAGTAATGAGGGTCAACCTGCCAATCAATCCTGATGGTAGTGTGAATCTCGGACTTCTCGAAGCTACCCAAGAGGCTGAACGTCAGTTGGAAGCCTTGGGTAGGGTCCCTAACGAAAATGACTACCGTAGGATATACAATGGACTTGGGATAGGCTCATTGTTGAAAGCTAACGGAAAACCCAACGAGGCTAAGTTCGGAGCATTTTTAGTCACTGAGGGATACACTACCGATGCCCTTTCAGGACTCAAGCCTTCAGCTTTCGTAAAGGAATATTCGGGAGACCAGAAGGCGGCTGCCGAACTCATAAAGCAGAGTCTGACGACAGGTACGGGAAAAGACCGAAAAAGACCTGACATCGACACTTTCAACATCCTGAATCCATTGGATTGGCTGGGTAACTATGATACCATATATAAGGCAGCCATATACATACCCATCACCAACAACAGGCAACTGGCAGCCAGACTTGACGGGCAGAAGCTCGACTACGACACTGAAGCAGCCAAGATGGAGAAGAAATACGCCTACTCGCAAGAGCCTGACGTATATGAGAAGATGGCCAATTTCAAAAGCGTATCAGGAGATTCCCTGACAAACTAGAAACAACATGGCAAAAAACGACTGGATAGTTGCTGGACTTAACAACCCAGAATTTAACAATGATGATTTTAGGAACATCGCGGACATGTCTACCGGCAACACTCAATTGCTGGATAAGGACCAGTACCTGAAGTCCAACTTTATTATAAACAACCCTGCTTTCAGAGACGATAAGGGGAAGTTTTCTGAGAGTAAATTCAATGATTACTACAAGAAGCGTGTACAGGACTTTGGTGACTTCCAGGAACAGGAAGCCTACCAAGGCCCTGCCGTCGACATGTTCAGCATCGACCGTACCGCCAATACGCCTGTCCAGGACATCCAGTTCGACATAAAGAGAGGCGTCAACCCAGACAGGCAGGCTATAGGCATTGAAGGTGTCAACGTGTGGAGTGCCCCGACCTTAAGCAAACGTGAGATAGCCAAACAAAATAAGGTCTTCAATACTGCGACAAATAAGTTTGAGGACTATACGGTCAATGACCATGCGCTTGTCTCCAATCCCATAGAGTGGTTTAAGGACCTGTTCAGTGACCCTCTTGTATTTGCAACTTATGATGAGGACGGGACACATTTGGACCCATTGACTGGACTGGTGAAGGAGCATAAGAAAGGTGACGCCAAGCTTAATAACAAAGGGACTTATTATTATGAGACCCTTAATGGCAGGTCTGTGCTGGGTAAGGATGTGCTGTCCACTTTCGACACTTTCACAGTAGACGGAAAAGGAATAAATAAGTATGATTTCTTTGACTCCAATGACATAGAGAAAAGTGTCACTGGCACCGTCATGAAGAACATCACAGCTATCGCACCCCTATTTGCAGGTCCTGTAGTGGCTGGGGTATATGCTTCTGCCTTAATCGGAAGGGAGTTCAGCAAGACTTTGCCCATGCTTTATGGAATGGCGACAGCCCTCACTGACTCAGACACCCCTTCTTGGATAAACACCCTGGCGGCAAAAGCCAGCAGTGCCACCACTTCCACATCTGACTATGGTAAGGAAAATGCTTTCTCATTTGAAAATTTCGGAAGTCTCGTCACTGATGTGGCTTTGCAATGGGGACAGCAGAAAGCTATCGCTTCCGCTTTTCAAAAGGTAAAGGGAGCCCCTAATTACATCAAGGAGGCGGAAGATAATGCTAAGGCCCTATACAATGTCAAGAGGGTTACGCAGGGTGACAGTGAAGAGCTCTGGCAAGCTTGTGTCAACAAGTTCCTTCCAGCAGCCCAAAAGAAAGCTGAAGCTGCGGGGCAGTTGGGTAGGGACATGTCATTGGCATATATGGCCATAGTCTCCAACACCGACGTCTATTCCGATGCCCTGGAGCATGGGGCATCAAAAAAAGAAGCGGCAGCCATAGCATTAGGCAGTACCATCGGCATGTTTTCTTTCGACAAGTACACTGGAATAGGTGAGCTGTTCTTTGATGATGCCACAGGTGATGCCACCAAAGCGGCCAGACAGGCCTTGAAAAATGAGTTCCGAAATGCCCAAGGGGCTTTTAAGACCATCAACAGCACTGAAGCTCCTGCCAAGAACAAGCTTGCACAAATCATCAGGAAAAGTGCCGACACCAGCAAGAAAGCCCTTTCCAAGTTCAGTGAGGACTTGAAATACCATACCACCTCGATGAGCGGTAAGATGCTTGGGGAAGGACTGGAAGAAGTGGGTGAGGAGCTCATTTCTGACGTAAGCAAGTCCATGTACGAATTGGCTGGAGCTTTTGGTTTCGACACCTCTACCACGGATGTAGGTGCTTGGGACAATGCCTATGAGAGGTATGTGATGAGCTTCTTGGGTGGAGCTGTCGGTGGCGGAGTGTTCTATGGTAAGGAAGTGTGGGACAAGGGCAGTTTCCATAAGCCCAAGCTCGATGAGGACATAGCCACCTTGATACGTAACGGGCATGCTGACGAGTTGAGAAAGCAGCTCTCCATTATGAACAAGGAAAACAAGACGGGCAACAAGAGCCTTTCCGCCTCAGATTATGAGGTGACGGAAGACAACAAGGTAGTATGGAAGACTACCGACGATGAGTCTGCCTCCCAAAGTCAGGCCGTCATGAACCTTGTTAATGACCGTATCAACAGCATTGAGGAAATCCTTATCGGCAATAGGGCAAACCTTTCTGATGAGGAGCTTTTCGACAACATGGTATTGTCGGAAAAGCGATACAACAGGTATAAGGAGATAGCCCCACTCACCAATTATTACCAAGACTTTACAGACATCCTTAATAATGTCGTCAATGATGAGATGGCCTACCGTAAAGCTGGGAAGACACTGGACGGTACGGTTGGTGGGAATGTAGTTCCTAACGACACGGCCTTAAACCACCTCACGGAACAGCAAAGAGAACTTCGGGCAAAAAACCTGGAGTCCCTGAGGTTAAAGCTGGAAGGGTCACGTCTGAAAATGCAGGAGTTCCTTTCCGGCAACACCTCCTTAGACTATACCAGGAAGTTGAACTTTGCTATGGACAGTGCCCTGCATACCCCTTTCCTGGCCGTCAATAAGGAAGAGTATCTGCAGAAGCTCTATCCTGGAAAGACTATTGACCAACTTCCCGAACAGGAGCAGATGAGGTTCAATGCCATTCAATGGCCTGAATATGTGCAAGAGCAGCTGAAGACCAGGCTTACCGAAGCGTGGGATAAGTTCAAGGAATTTGAGAAGAACATCACACCGCACCTTCATGCCTTAAGTGAAGGTACTGCGGAATATAAGGGTAACATAGCCAACTTGACCAAATTATTCACTACTAAACTCTTGGATAGTGAGCTGTTGACAAAGCACTACCTGACTGAAAACGACAGGGTAGGAGAAGAGTCCGACGAGTTATATGAGTCGAGGAACAAGAAAATGACGGACCCAATCACTGGGGAGTTGGAAACCGATGATGCCTTTGAAGCCAGAAAGGCAGCCCGTAAGGAAGCCATAAGGTTATATAACGCAGGCATAGACCAAGGATGGGCCGACCTTGTGGAGCAAGAGTTACAGAAAGTGGGTTATAAGGTAGACCCGCAAACTGCAAGAAAAATAAGAAAAAGCATTCCTGAAAGCGGCAGGTTGCATACCTTGTTTGCTAATGTAGTGGACAACTTGGTTTCAGACCCTAAGCTGGCACGTCTATTATCTGGCCTTAAATATGACTTGAGTAATGTAGATGAATTGATGGAATCCATTAAGGAACAAGAGCTGCCTAAGTTCATTACGAAGCTGGATAATTTGTTCAAGAAGATTCAAAACATTAAAATTACTCTTAAGGATGGCGAACAAGTAGATTGGGATAACATCGTGAAGGATAATCCTGAGTGGTATGGATATTCACTTCAAGAACTTCTTGACGACATTGAAACCAACCTTGAAGACCCTGACGCATACACTAACATAGAAGCCCTAAGCGAAGATAGCCTACGGTCGTTAAAAGCTGTAGTGGAAGAAATTCTTCAGGAGACACCGATGGATTTGAGCGGGGTAGATGCAGCTGATATAGTGACTGGTGAGACGAGTGGTCTGAAGCTTAAGGATAAGCTACTTAAAGCTATGGAGCCGGAGCTCAACAGCTTCCTGAATGACATTAACGTAGTAGTTGATACCATAAAAAGCAACCCACTTTATCAACTACAACAGAAGTTGAATAATAGCATTATCAATCCGATAGGTGAGTTGCTCAAGCAAGTAGCTGAGGCCAATGGTGATGACTTACCTGATGTGGATAGGATTCTGGATACTATCCAAGACAATTTTGATAACTTAGAAGACATCCACCAGTTACAACTTGATGATACTGAGAGGGCAAGTTTGGAGAAGGCTAGGGATTACATGAAGCTGCTTCAGGTTTACTTATATGCCGCTGCTACCACTCCAAACAGTTCTTATCCTGTAGGACACAATAGGACAGCCAATGCTTTCGCAGAAAGCCATGCTGACAAGTTAAGGACACCTTGGGAAAAGTTGCCTGAGATAGACTCTGATTATGTGGCTTTATACATGCAGTCCTTGAATGAGTATATCCAGGAGGCTGACTATTGGATTGCCCTGTCCGACATGAACAGCATCAACAAGATTGAGAAGTTCGCCCGTACGGACATGGCCCTAAGTAAGGCATTATGGGGAGTACTGGCTAAGCTGCCGAGGTCTTTCCAATATCAAGGTAAAACCTTGGACTTGCTGGAAGGTATGGATACTATTGACAGTAGTGCATTGGATAGCCCTACTGCCCAAGTTCCACTATATGCCTTGGAAAGGTTAGTGTATAAGAACATCAATCAGTTTGCAGCCAATAATGGCCTTACTGTGGCACAGCTCATGGAAGGCAGTAATCTGCTGGAAACCCTCATCCCTGGAATAGGAGATGTTGGAGGGCAGAAAAGTTCAAGCATAACGGACGTTATTGACACGGACAGTGTGACTGACTATGATAAGATGTTGTATTTGATGACCATCTTCTCAAGTGACCCATCACTTTTCTATGGTGACCTCAACAAGAGGGTGACTGCAGAATCTTTGATAGCACCTGTTGCAGTTCAGGAGTTTTCAGTGAGAATAGCCAAAGCCTCTGAAACAGAGTCATTCAGGCAGATGTTTGCCCATGCAAGGACATTGATGCCTGAGCTTGAGGCCTATACATTGACAAATACGGTCATAGTGCCTGGTGTTGCTGGTTCAGGTAAGACACAGGTCATCTTCAAGTCCATAGACTCGTCACATAAGGATAAGAAAGTGTTCCTGGCCGCACCTACCGCATGGCAGGCAGCCACATTGCAAAAGGCAATGGAAAGGGACAGTTCAATGAACTTTGAAGACTTAATGAATGCCATATTGGGAAAAGACCAATGGGCACGTGTCAAAGCTGAATATGAAAGTAAGGCCACAAAGGACGGCTTTGATACTGAACACATGTCAATGCGTACGGGGTCTGATGGTATTTCCAAGTTGCATATCAAGCCTGATGCCTTCACTTTCAATGATGTTGATGAGGCTCCTGCAGCAATCTATATTGACGAGGCCACACACCTCAGTACATTACAGGCGGAAATAATTGACGCTTACGCAAGGAAAAAAGGCATTCAGGTATTCATGTGCGGTGACCCTACACAGATGGGACATAGTGATATGGATAAGGGTGTGCAGAACATTGACGAGGCAGCTGTTTTCTCTGTGCGTACTCCATCCTTGACTATAGCACTTCGTGACAATAACCTGCAAAAATACCAAAACCTCAATGCCATCAAGGCTGTGCTTGATTTGGTGATAAAGAGTAGGCTTGACGATACCGTTCAGGATTATAAGGCTCTGTTCCCTACATTGGAGAACATGTATTCAGTCCTGAATTTCCGAGTATATAATGGTACGGAACTGAATGGTGACATGATTACCCAATCTATTGATGATGGTACCATAGCTAAATTGAAGGAAGCTGTCAATGCAGGTAAGTCAATAGCGTTCATAGGTGATGACAACTCAGCTCATTTACGTAAATTGGCTGATGCAGGAGTGGTGATTCCAAAAGACAACCTGCTGAATCTGTCCACCATGCAGGGTCAGGAATTTGATTATGTCCTTATTGACGAGAGCTTTGAAAAACCTGTCGATACCCCTACAGCGTTATGGTTCCTTCAAAAGGTATATACGCTGATGTCCAGGTCTAGGGAAGCTTCCATATTCATAGACAATGGTTTGTCCGGCATCATTGGTAAAAATGTAATATCCCAGAGTAAGTCAAAAGCACCATCAATAAAGGAAGGTATTAGCCGATTGGTAGAAAAGAAAAGGGAGATACTGAACCAACTTGATTATTCTCCCATAGAGATAGCAGGTCTACCTACACCAAGCAATAAGGCACCTATGCAAAATCCCGACCTTGACTTCACAGACCCTGATACACGTACTGATGAAGAGACAAAAGAAGCTGTCACCACACTTGCTTCTTCCGATTCGTCTACAGCTGAGAAATCAGTGCCTGTCAATTTGAATGAGGAGGAGCTCCTTAAGCAATATCCAATTGAGTGCTATGGTGATGTTACTATATTATCGGTAGATAAGGTAGAAGATGTTACCAGAAAGGACAAAAAAGGAAGAGAGCATACCAATGCTTTATGGAATATAAGCTATGACAAGGAAGCGTCTGAGTTGCGTAACTTGCAGGCATTACTAACTGTAGCTGAGAAACGTGCTGGAGGTACTGAGGCATTTTGGTACTCTGAAAAGATTAACTTACAGAAAAGGCTATACAACCTTAAGTCTACCCTGCTCTTTGGCCATAAGTGGCCTTCAGGAATAGTAGACAGCCCATTCCCCAACATCATCATGCAAAACTTCAACAAAGAAGATTGGGAAGCTGGCACTTATGAATTGGAGTTCAGGACCCCTTCAAGCCAAGATGTACCACCGGTGCATGGAAACCTGCAAGAAGTGGGAATGGACTATAATGGCCAGAAAATCATAGCCAACGTAGTGTTCAAGGTCAAGAACAAGGAAGGCAAGACATGCAAATTTGACTTGGGGGGCATCAATAGTCCGAAGACATTCATGGATAGCAGGGGAGCTCTTAAAGCCAAATATGCTGAAGCCCTTAACAATCCCAAGTTGGATGATGCCACCAAAGACAAGTTGCAAAAGTTGCATGATGGACTGGAGGCAGCTACCTTAGCTTATGAGAATTGGTTTGCCCAGCAAGTCAAGACATTTAATGAGAAGGGAAGTCTGTCCTTGGATGTGACACATTCCGTTCACCTGTCCCAGTCCATGTGGTTCAAGAAAAGATTGCGTGGGGATGGCTCAGTCAGTCCAATCAGGTTAGGTGGATACATAAACCCTGACGACCTCGACAAGACAGACAGCAAGTCATTGATGTTGCAGAATCCTGATAAGGTTTTTTCTCCTGTCTACACATTCACAGGAAATGAGGCGGATTTCTACAAGCTTGATTCTTCCATTGCCGGTAAGGCGGTGATATTCGTTACCAGCGACACGCTTCTGGACTCTTCTAAGCTGTTGGATGAGTACTTGAAGCAAAAGGCTGACCCTGAAAATCATACCCCAAGGGTCAGGATGATTGTCTTGAACAACTATGGCCTGTCTTTCTCGCAACTGAACAATCCTAAGTATCTCAATGCTTTCAAGCAGCAAGAGGAGGACCGCAAACCTTTGCGGCAGAACTTCACCGGATTGAGGATGTTCGCTTCATTATGGAATGCCAGGGCTGCCTTGTTGAAATTCAATGAGGCATATGCTGAATGGAAAAATGCCAACGGCTTTACTGAGGAACAGGTACATGCCCTCATGCAGGCCGAATACATGTTGTATTCAGGTGAAAGTGAGGAAAAGGTGGACGCATTATTGAAAAGCGTCAATGTGACGAGAGAACACCTTAAGGCACTGGCCGAGTTCAATAACGGGACCTGTAAGGACATTCCCATGTTCAGGTTAGGGTACAGCGTCAACAACAATGGTTTCCATCTTCAGGAGTTTTCCGTCAAAGACAGCACAGCCTATACTGGTTTGGATAAGGCTAACCTATGTGTCATCACACCTGAAAAAGCCCTACAATTTACAGGTCTTCTACATGGTGTCATCATGCCTATCTGTCCTGGTCCAAAAGCAGGGCCTCTAACCAGGGAGAACACTCTTGGCCTAAAGTTAACTAAACCAGGACCGAACGGGACTACGGTGGAATGGGAGGAGACGGAGTTCATTAATTTCGAGCAGGCCAATCACCGACGTACACTATCCGGGTTATTGAACCTTGACGGCAGTGTTTTGAAGATTGAGAGTACCGATGATGAGGGGAACAAGCAATCCTTGGCTTTTGCAGAGGGAGAACACTGGTCCATCATACCCATGCTTATCTCCAAATTGACCAGGGCAGTATCTGCAGAGCAGCACAGCGGGACTGAGTCCGGAAAGACTACCACCAAGCTGTCTTATCCGACCACAACTGCAAACGGCAAGCAAGGTGAAGACAAGAGCATACCATTGGACTTATGGGTGTTCATAGGACCTGACGGGTTACTGTCCCCAACGTCTGAAGACGGGGAAGTGGACCAAAGCCTATTTCATGTATTGGACCTTGTCTTTCATGGCACCATTGAGGATATCCACAGGCCAGTGGGTGATGGCAAGACCTTATATACCAATCCTGACGGTACAAAAGAGGTAAGGTCGCCGCTCATGCAGCTGACTGACGCTTATTTCAAGAAGGGCTTCTTCGTCAACCCTGACATCACCAGGAAGACATCGGGTACTGATGCTTCTGATGTGGTAGGTAAGGTAGGCCATAAGGGACAGATGCTGTTTTTTGAGTTGTCCATCAATCCTGCCCTTCTTACGGCAGATGTGGACATGAGATCTACGGGATTGCAGCTGAGCCTTGGTGGCCTTATGGAAGGTGTCCCCACTGCTGTTAAGGTTGAAAATGCCGCTGGTGAAGAGGTAGTCGAAGAGGACTTACAAGAGCAGTTTCAAAAAGAACATCCTGTAGTGTCTCAGGCTATAGACAGATTGAATAGGTTGAGGCCCGGATACGTCCTGCCTTATGCTGACGTCAGCATTAATGAAGCCATTCGTGACTTCAATACTCTAGCAGCCAATGAGTTCAAGACGGTATTGAACATGAAATCTTCTCATGAAGCACTTTCATACCCATACAAGATAACTGCTGATGAGAAAATGCTGCCCTACAAACAATACTTGGAAATGAAATATCCAGGTGCTAAGGTAGGTATTAAAGACCAAGACATTACGCTAATTATGCCAGACGGTAAGCTATATGCGGTGAATAAGGACAATGGTGAACTTGTGCTAGTGGACCAAGTTGTCCCTGTTAAGAATACCCTCTCCTTATTTAATGACATTTATAAAGGAACCACTGTAGGAAAGGCAGTTGAAAATCTGCTTAATTCTCCAGAGTTCATAGAGACCAGCAAGGAAAATGGTGTAGAAGATGACAAGGCTGTCTCTTTTGCAGAAGCCCTTCATACAGCTATCGAGCTCGGAAATACCTTGACCGATAGTGATGCACCGTTAAAAACCATGCTGGAAGATATACTCAGCAATGAGGACTATGCCGGAGTGCTGGATACCTTAGCTGAATTAGACCAAGATTTGTTTGACATTATATTCCTTGATTGTTAAAATGGCAGGATGTGACATTATTTACAGTTCCAAAGATAAGTTCAAGATAAGGCCTTTGTTGAATAAGGCTCTAAAGGCCAATGACCTACAGGACTTCATAGATTACATAACCAGATATAACACCTTGAAACAGCAGGTAAGGCTAGTGCCTAAACCTGGTGACAGTGAGACAGAGGTGTCCACTTCCCTCAGGGACCTGGACAATGACATACAGGCAATGCTAATGAGTTGGGATGAACTGCATCCCAACTCCAGGCAGTTCAACTCCGCTTTGGCCCAGATACGTGCCGCCTTGAACATCATCGACGAGACACAGGTTGCTCCTGCTGATGATGCTGTAGAGACAAAGACAAGGGATGAAGTTCTTGACCAGAACACCACTAACCTGAGAAATCACTTGGCAGAGTTCTATGGTCTTGAGGCCTTTGACATAACCAGTAAACTCAAGCAACATTTCATGGACTTGATGGCTGGAGTTGCTTACTATGACATCAATTCAGGTAAGCTGGCAGACCAGACTAATGCCTCTTTGAATAAGAACATTCAAGGGCTGAAATCCAAGCTGTTCAAGACCATAGTGTCATATCTGAAAGAGAATTTCCCTGAAGAGGCACAGGCCCTGTCTGACGACATGTATGTGGGTGGGAATGTTGACGTCTTGAACTTATACAAGACATTGAACCTGTTCTATTCTAAAGTGGCTTCTCAAGACAACTTTAAGGAGAACCTAAAGGCTGCTCATGCCGACAGTGTCAGTGGCACACTAAAGAATGCCAAGACAGAAACATACAAAAACCTCATTAGGACACTGATGCTGGACAAGACGTTCCAAGCAAGCATGAAGAGACAGTATCCTGGACAAGCTTTCTTGAACTTTCAGACCCAGCTGTATGATGCTGACCACTTCTCACGATATTTTGCTGAGGTGGAAGGGTATGTGGCCGACAACAGGCCGGACCTTATGGGAGTCATAGAGGACATTAAGAAGGAAAACAATGACCTGCTTAGTGCTTCTAATGCCTACACTATGTTGAGGTACTTTGACTACATGCTTAAGAATGTCTATGGTGACCAGGTATCCATTAAGAAAGGTACGACAGGACATGAGGGGGACATAAGTGACAAATACACTTATCACAAAGACACTTCTCATGAAAGGAAAGGTTGGCAGACATCAGAAAGTATCAGTTCCGAACAGCACATAGCAAGGTTCACACAGGCGGTGGTGAACATGATTCGCATCTACAATTACAAGACAGGAGAGTTCATGCACCGAAGGGCTGACAACACCATGCTCATAGTGGCAGCCAGAAATTTCATCAATGGCATCATTACCAATAAGATTAAGTTCTCTGATGGTGTGGAGGAACAAGCCAGTGAACTGATTGGCAATGTGTTGACCATGCATGATGACCCTGTAGTGAAACTTCAGAATATACTGGAGTTACTGTTTGAGAAAGTCCCAGGAAAAAACTATCCGTTGGAACATTACATCACTGACAGGAGATTTGTCAATGACTATGACCTTAGTGTCTTGAAATCCATTTATGATGTGGTGTTTAATGTGAACAGGAAAAATTCATTTTACTACCAAGACATTCATAATGCACATCTTGGAATAGAGACAGCCCAGAGCCTACTGGAAGAGATAGCCAGTTTAGTTGACAGGAACATCACCGTTTCATATGCCGAAACTGATTTTGACTATAATACAGGGGGCGTACGAATAAAGGTAAAGAAGAAGTTCTTTTCAGACCTCAACGAGCATAAGCTACAAGCTCATATCAACGGGTACATCAACAAGTTACCTTGGGACGAGAGAGTGTCGTTGCAGGACCAGTATAATTTCAGGTCTCTTTTGGGTGAATATGACAACAGCTATACGGTTACGGTAGGGGGAGAAGACATTACCCTGAATGTACCATCCACTGCTACGGGACAGTTGTTAGGGTTCAGCTCCAAGAAGGACAAACCAATGACCTTCTCATTTTCAGAAGGGTTACTGGATAGGTTGAATGCCGTCAATCTTGTCTCACTAAGGCAAAAGTTGGAAGGTAAATTAGCCCTTGAACCGGATGAGAAACTTCTATATGACATCCTCACCTTCATAGACGATACCTTAGACTTGAAACTTACCAGCCTGACAGGCACTAATTTACAAGTTTTGCAGACTTATAAGGACCAATATAATCCTATAGAAGGGTTTGACAATTACCTGGAACCACTGCTTAAGATGGCTATCAGGGCTGCCTATATTAACTATAATTATGTAAAGACTGGAGAGAACAATGACCTGGCCACTTATCTTATTGAAACAAAAGACCCTGTATATCAGGAGTTTGTTGCTGATTCAAAATCAAAGATATTCAGTACAAGGTTCAATCACCTTCAATACCGGGCAGCTTCTTTCTATGACAAGGTGTTGAATGCTTGGGTAGAAGCACAATCGGTATTGAGTGGTGAGGCTTCTAAAGCCACTACTAAGGACAAGCAAGGGAACTCCATACCAAACAACAGTGTGGCTAAGGCAGGCGGTATTCTTCACTATTATCTAGTAAAACAGCTTGGCAGTGATACTGAGTCGTTGATGTTTGTCGGTGGCCGCAACATGATAGTGAACACCCTTCATGACCTTGAAGCCACAAGCTTGTCAGGTGACAGCAAAACCATCAGGCAGTTCTCTACTAGTGAGTTGGCATTTCATACCATATTTAACAAGTTCTTCGGTAGTTACCTCAATAACGATACCGTCATCATCCAGCCTACGGCTTATTCAGACAAGACCACATTTCTTAATTGGGAGATAAATCCGAAGTTTGAAGGCATCGACATAGTGAGGGCTGACAAGAGGCAGATTCTTGAAATGTATGCCAATACCATAGGTATTGCCTATGACAATGTGTACCAGGCTACCACGAGGAAGCTCCAGACCATAACTGCGGAGTTTGTCAAGGAAAACGGTTTGTCCACTGACATGGATTACAGGGATGTCATGCACCTCATGACTGAAAAGGATTTGGTGCGTATAGCTTCTTCCATAGGCTACAAGGTAGAACTCCATAAGGACTATCGTATTGTGGTACATAATGGAAAGAAGGTAGTGGGAGTCAACGCCTTGTTGGGATACAATGCAGACCTGTACCTGAACCTGGAAAAGCTGGACAAGAAGTTGTCTGTGGAGAAAGGCCTTTTCTTGGAACACCTGATACAGAGTGGTAGCTCTTTCCAAGTGCTGGAAGGACGTGACACTATTGACATGTACACCCAGCCTGACGTAGACCCAAAAGCCACAACAAGAAACCCTATTTTGAGGACCATCTCACAATTCTTCAAAGATGATTTCAATGCCAGAAAGGACTATATGTCCAATTGGGTAGACCCTGCAACAGGCAAGATGATTCTGGCCAAGCAAGGAAACGTAAATATAGTGAGTGTCAGTGACAAGTATGACAGGCACTCTCCTATAGAGCTTAACCCATTGCTGGATAAGTTTTTCTATGCTGAAGGGTTGATGAGCAATAACCTCCGATATAGCCTGACGGGATTTGAAGTCAATCACCCCGCAGGTAAGAAATCACCTCTTACCAGAGCTATGAAAGCCAAGGACCTTAAGTCTTGGAATGCTTTGGGAATAGCCCGCATAACGGAAAAGACATGGAAGGAGCTTAGACCCCTTCTGTCTGATGTAGTGGATTTGGACCATCTCAACAGGAAATACCAATCAATGAAAGGTACACTGTCTAGGCCAACACAAGAAGCTGTGGATACACTCTTGGAGGAAAGCTACAACTACGAGACAAACACGTCTCAAGGTACCCAATTTAAGAGGAACGTAATCATTCCTGCTACACTACAATACTGTACGCAGGATGTCAAGAACGGCATCCCGCCTCGAATCAAATGTGCTGTTGTCAGGGACGTGGGTGCTCCCGTGTTCAACTATCGTGGAGACCATGACGGTGAGATAGACTCTTGTGACGGTTCTGCCAAGATTACTCCTTTCCAAAGTATTATGGAGAATAAGGCCCTAGGCTCACAGGCCGTAGGCTTCGTAAAGAAACCTATCTGGCATGCTTACGATAGTGACAGTGGAACGGCTTTCTTGGCCAAGTTTGCCACAAACACCATGACCAATGAGGAAATGAGGATGTCTATTCTCTCCAATACCAAACTATACAATGTCTTCAAGAAAGCCACTAACCTTCAGTGGGACCAGCCAATAGACCTGACTAAAGCCCTGACATTGACTGAATCATTAGGAGGACATGGGACAGATGACGATACTTATAACAGCTGGGTGTCAAAGACTATCTTAGGTGACCAAAAGCTGTTTTATAAGGATAAATACGGAAACAAGACGGAGATAGTATCCTTCAATAAAGAAACTTTACCTGACGGCAGTGTGGTGTATTATACGCTTGAAAGGCCTTCCGGCACATATACGCCGATAAAAAAATACCACCTTTTCTATGATGAGGGAACCAATACTTCCATTCATGTAATGGAAGATTCTTTAGAAAAGATACAGGAACGTAAGAGTCTGCTGGATGTTGAAGGAAAGAACCCACATACCATCAACTCACTTTTTGAACTCCATGCTGCTCTAGGAGGCATCTACTGTGTAGACTCTGAAAGTAAGGGAAGCGAGTTCAATAATGAGGTTGTCGTCAATTTCATGAATAATGTGGGGTCGGCAAAAAGAGGACAAACATCATCTTCCATTGTCAACCAAAGCACTTATGAACAGCCCTTGAAGCAGTACCATATAGGATATGTGTTGAACAACACTGCAGTGAAGAATGGTGCAAGCAACATCAATCCTTCATCTTCATGGTCTGACGACACTCCTTTTACCTACTTTGAAGTGGATTCGGACGGGTTGGGCATGCAGATGAATGCGGACCATGACATCATCAACTCGGAGCTGACGGAGTTCTCACAGGTTATTGCAGCTACGGCAGCCTATGGCTACACTTACGACAATACCTATGAGATATTCCAAGGTCTTGCAAAGACTGCTTTCCAAGCATCCGAAAAGCTTCACTTGGCTACTGAGGAGTTCTTGGCGGGCTTACGTGGTGGAGACAAGGCTAAAGCCATCTCTGAGCTTTATGATGCTGTCGGTAGGGTGATAATGATGAACCAGTCCATTAAGGATAAGGAAAGCCTTACCAATGTCATCATAGGGGCTGTGCAGAAAGTATTCAACAAATACAGTGACCATACTGACGATGAAGTCAAGATACCTTTCAGTGACCCTAACGTGTATGGTGAGTTCATTTCCACACTGGCTTCAGTCATCACCAACCAATCAATCAAGCGTAAGCACCCTGGTAGCGGCTGTGTGATGGTTCCAGCTTATGACATGATTCAGTATTTTGAGCTACCTGACGGTAATGGAGGGTATGTCAAGCTCATGGCTGACGACATAGTCAAGAAAGCTAGGAATGAGTATAAGGCCGAGTTGGTGGAATACCTCTCACAACATCCTGGCTATGATGCTGAAACGGGCATGTTGACGATAGACGGAAATGATATTAACCTGACTAGGACATCGTTGAGTACCTTAGAGAGCATTGCTTTGGGCATAGACCCTACTGGACAGTTCTCCAAGTACTACAATGCCATTCAGGATGTAAGCCTGTCACATCAAGCTATGATAAGGGCTTATCTGGAACAGCATCAAGACCAAGAACGAGACAAGTCGTTCTTCATGCCTTCTGACATTGTAGAAGTGCTGGATGCTGAGGGCAACATTGTTGAGACGGTAGGCCTCAACAGCCTCGACAAATACTACCGATTTAAGGAAGGGTATGGTCAGGATGGTGAGCTGTATGCACCTAATTACAGGTATAGGGTTAGCGTCACTTCTCCACATAACCTCAGGCCTTCCCTCATCAGGTGGCAATATGTGAATGCCAATGGCATCATCGAATACATGAATGCTTTTGACCTTCCAGCCATTAAGGATGCTTATCTAAATAGTGAAAGCAGGGATGCTAATTATCGTAAGAAAGTACAGGATTCCTTACACATGTTGCATGACGGAAAGTTCATGGACAGCAATGGAGTGGTACATGACATCGTCGAAGGGTCTTTGGAAAATTTGGAAGCGGAACTCATCATGAGTAATCTGTACCAAGAGACTTTCGGCATAGGGAAAGAGTCCCTGTCGGAAGTGCTGGAAATGGGAGAGGAGTTTTTCCTTAACCAAACGAAGAACTTAAAGGCTCCATCCAATACACTGTATGACCTGGTGTTCCTACGTGGTAATGGAAAGCATACCATGATTACTGTAGGTAACCTGCCTGCCGACCCCTCACTACAAGAGGAACCAATGACTTCTACCTTTACCAATGAGAAGGATGAAATCATGTTGGTGCATAATGGACAGGAACAGTTCATGGTAGGCAAATGGGCGGAACCTGAATCATCAGACGTACAATATGATGAAGCCAATGGTAGGTTTGAAAGCACTAGTGGGGGTAATGTGGACCAAACCAAATATAGGGTTAAGGACGGAAAGATACAGCAGCGTTATGACTTCATCAGAAGATATAAGGCAGCTACCAAAAAGTCTACCCGTAACGGCATTACACTACAGTCAAACACTTTGTATCAGGTAGCTGACATTGATACATTTAAAAAAGCACTAGGTTCTGATGACAATACGGATGCCATCGCATTACAGTCTGCCATCCTCAACAGGATATATGCCATAGGTGACTATAAGCTGGCTCAGATAAATCCAGGTAAGACACTGTCTGAAAACAGCCGTAATGCCATTACCAACGCCATTCAAGGGCTCGTCAAAGACACTACCATAGAACAGGACGTGAAGGAGCTGTTACAGATGCAGCTGGATAACCTGGACGAGAACTCAGAACATAACCTGGCAGTACTCACCGAAGCCAAGGAGGCTTTCAGACGTAAAGAAGCCAGGAGAAAGTGGGTATCATTCCAAGATTCTTTGAAGTTCATTTCTTCACGTATCCCTGCACAGACGTTACAATCATTTATGGCCATGAAGTGTGTGGCTTGGACTCAAAACAGCAATAACATGTGCTATGTGAGTCACTTCCAAGAATACCTTCAGGGTTCTAAACTTAACATTATTTAATACTTTTTTATATACGGAATAGGGTTGAAAATACTTACTATTAGAAAGTAACTAATATATGATAGTATGAAAAAAATAGAAATTAACCCTATGAAATTAGAGGCTCTAAATAAAAAGGGTCTTAATCCAGTGGAAATTGCAGTAGTTTTAGGCACTACAGAAGGAACTATTCGTAATAGATTAAAAGAGCTCGGTCTTGTTAGGAACAGTAAAATTAAAGATATAACCATAGAGATGCAAACTCGAATGGAAGAGTTAAATAAAGAAGGTAGAACGAATCAAGAAATTGCTACTATTCTAAGCACTACTCCAGCAACTGTTAGAAAACATCTGAGACGTAAAAATTTAAAATTTAACTCAACTAAAAAATACACTCTAACCAAACAGGTATTAGAATTATCCCCAGAACAATTAGAAGTTCTTTATGGGTCTCTTTTGGGAGACATGTCTATAGACCTAAATTGGAAAAATGCTAGACCAATTATTACACATGGTGGAAATCAATGGGAGTATTTTAAACATAAATGTACCGTTTTTAAAGATCTTATCGGTAAACCGTGTACTACTCCTAGATTTGATAAAAGAACCATGAAGTATTATAAGAGGTACACTGTTAAATTTTTAACAAATCCCTTATATACAAAATTAAAAGAAGAGCTATATCCTAATGGTATTAAAACAGTAACGCAAGAGTGGTTAGATAAAATCACCCCACGAGGATTGGCTTATTGGTTTATGGATGATGGATGCAATTCTGGGATTATAGCAACTAATAGTTTTAGTCTAGAAGAGTGTAAATTAATCCAGCAATGGTTTTATGATAAATGGGGTGTTGAATGTTCTATACGAAAACAAGTAAATAATAAGCATCTGCAGTATCTTTTATATATTAAAACAGATTCAAGAGCGGTATTTAGTTCCTTAATAGAACCGTATGTAATACCAAGTATGAAATATAAATTAAATTGGAACCAAAAACTAGGTGAACTCAGGGAAACTCCTTAGAGCTTCAATTACTAAACATATTTAGTAATAAATATGCGGATGAACTAACCATTCATGTACAGTAACAAGATTGAAGATTGGACAATCCTGACCCAAGCATCCCATAGGATGAAGGGGCAACGACTATCGAAAGGCAGCAAAATGCTGAACTGAGTAGAGTAGGATTCAAGTGAATCCGAAGTGCCTAGCAGTACTTAGTACTGATGATATAGTCTCACCTTTGTCGAAAGACAAAGAAGCTAGTGTTAAGCTAACTAGCTGAAAGACAGTGGATTACGACATTGACAAGGCTTACATCATGGGTCAGAGCTATGACTCAAATGCAGCCTACATAAAGTGGAGTCCTTATTTTGACTACACTACACTAAAGACATTGGAAGCAAGTAAGAAGCTGCCTGTACCGAAGGGCTACCCGGTGATTTCAGATGCTGAAGGTGTCGACATGACCAGTGAGATAGATGCACTGGCTACCCTGTTACATGTGGATGAGACGACAGATGACCTTCAGGTTACTGACGGCTCTGAAGATGAGAAAGTAAAGTTCTTGAATATGCTCGCTTCAGCATTAAGAAAAGTGGAATCATCCTTTGGAAAGTACTCGTATAACGGTACTATTGATGAGGAGACACTTGATATGATAGAGGACATCCTCAACAGACATGAGCTTTATGTCATACCCAGCAGCATTGCTGAAGCAGCCTACAAGAATGTGGCATCTGCAAACATCTATGCAGTGTCACATGACATAAGGAACAGGGACCAAGCCTATACGGCCATTTCTATGAACCAGATGCGTGGGGCTGCCGAAAACTCTCCGAAAGGAGAGCAGGCTGCACACCTGAACATGCTCAATCCGTTGACCAAATATATCATGCAATACCAAAACCTTGTCGGTAAGGATGTGATTGGTATAGCGGCTAATGGAGAGAAATTCTGGTTCAACGTATATTACTATTGGACACAAGTCCTGAAGAGCAATTCTGAAGAAAAAGCGAGATACCTACACTTTGAGACTACTCTCAACAGGGTGAAAGGAAGGGCACAGGCATTGCGTGAAGGTAACCTCAGTTTACTGTCTTCACATACTACCACTCATATTCCTGACCTTGACATCCGTGACCATAAGATAGCTACTCAACTCTTTGAGAAGTTCGGGGCTAATGAAGATAGTGTAAGGTATAGGTACACAGACTTGCTTGTTTCAGAGTTGTTGTCAAGTGCGACTGATTTCTGTAGCTACACTTAAAAATAGTGAGTTTTTTGTGTCACGTTTTTACTCTTTCAACAGTACTATTGTATTAGAGGAGATAATATGATTTAATACAATAAACTATGAGTAATAAAATAGACATCGAAAAAGTTACAAAGTTATACATTGAAGACAAGTTACCTATCAGACATATAGCTGAGAAGCTAGGTTACGGATATGGTACATTATACAAGGCCATAAAAGACGCAGGCCTTACAAGGGAAAAAATTAATAATACAAAGTCACCTAGAATCTTAGCCTTAAAGGAAAAGATAAAAGACTTGTATGTCAATAAGAAAATGAGTTCCGAAGAGATTGCTAAAGAAGTGGATATATGTTCTCGTACTGTTATATTTCATCTCCATGAAATGGGTGTGAAGTTACGACCAGTTAAGAAAATAGACCACGATACTTTTGAAAAGCTTTGGAATGAGGGTAGGACTGATAAAGAGATAGCAGACTATTTTGATGTTTCCGTCTTCACCATCAAATCATATAGGACAAAAGGTGAATATGCTGGGAAATATAATGTCAAAAGATATTTCTCGCAAGAGCATCATAAATTGTCTGAAATACAAGAACAGATGGTGTTAGGTTCTTTGTTAGGTGATATGAGTCTATTTAATCCAAATAGGAGCAAAAATAGTCGTATAACAATAGTACACTGTAGTAGTCAAAAATCTCTTTTTATGAAAAAGGTTACTATATTAGATGAGTTTATGGGTTCTTATAAAGAGAAAACTTATAAGCCTGACCCTCGTACAGGTAAATGTTATTCTGGATGTCGCGGATATTCTAAGGCGCATAAAGTATTTACTGATATACAAAACATATTGTATGTCAATGGAGTGAAAACTATTACTCAAGAATATCTAAATAAAATACATCACCCTATAGCTTTAGCTTATTGGTTCATGGATGATGGTACTTATAACGGAGTTATAGCAACTAATTGTTTCTCTCTTCAAGAAGTACAATTACTTCAAAGTTGGATGATAGATAAATGGCAAATAGATTGCTCCATACAGCGAAACCATAAGAACCAATACACCCTTTATATTAAAACAGCTTCACGATTACAGTTTGAGAGTTTAATTTTTCCCTATATAATCCCTTCAATGTATTATAAACTTAAGCATGTAGATATATTAAAAAGTAAGTCAGTTTAAAACCCAGTTAATTCAGGGAAAGTCCTAAGAGCTTTGATTACCAAGCGATACCAGTGATGGTATTGTGGCTGAACTAATTACTCAGGTATGGTAACAACATCAAAGATTGGATAACCTCTGAGCCTAGTCCCTTACAGAGGGGAAGGTGCAACGACTATCAAGCGTGAGTACACTAACGTGGAAGTGCTGGGACAACATTTTATTGTTGTAAGATATAGTCTGAACTGTAATGAAAGTTACAGAGTCCACAAAAGTGGACATTAACAAAATTGAACGCTAAAGAACTTATCTTGGCAAAAATCAATGCTGGGACCAATTTCGCCAAGATGTATGTGTTCCTCATGTATATGGGATATGACTTGCAAGACATGGCTGCTTTCATGTTCAGTCCCATTGCAGAGTTCATCGACTCAAGGTCTAATGCGAACATGTTCCAAGACACAGGTGTCAACAACAATGCTCAGACAGCCATAAACTTAGCCCTAGGTATAGTGCCTAGCAAGCAGTTCCTGCATGGTTCAATATCTGAATATGACATGGAAGCTGAGGAAAGCATTACCACACCTAAAATTAAGTATGTGGAGCTGATGCTGAATAATCTGGTTAATTATGACGGTAACCTTAAGAAAGCAGTGTATGGGGCGTTAGGCATTAATCCTGACAGCATGAATAACTTGCGTATTGACGTATTGATGCAGGGACTGATACTCTCTGGGGCATCTGCCATTAATGACTTGGACCTGACAACATTGACAGGCAAGCAATCAGACATGGAAATCAACAATTACCTGAGGTTCTGTCAAGACTTGATAACACAGCTTCGAGTTGTCAACAGTCAGTATAAAGGTAAGTTTAATGAGCTGTATGCCGATGCTAGGGAGTTTAAGAAAATCTATGAACTGTCAACAGAGATGTCTACTGTGGCATCAGCCTACCTAGGTCTGAACCAGGGATTGCCCACCGATAAGCTAAGTATCCTCAAGAGGCTAAATTCCATGAGAAAAGTCATTTCCGACAGGGAGAGGATTATGGGCATCAATGAGGGTGAGCTATTTAACAGCGACACTTCTACCGAAGGGTCTATCCGTAGGGAAGCCGCATGGAATAACGTCATCAACGCCATTCAGGAAAACAACAGTGCTTTGACTGAAACGGAAATAAGGGAAGCTCTCACCAAAGCTCATGAGATAGGCATTATGGGTAAATTTGACGTTGTCAAGATGCTTATGGACGAAGAGTACAAACAGGTGGCCAAAGATTACCTACATGTCATAAAGGGTACCGTCAATGCCATTGATTTGGTAGACACCATCCCCCACTACCGTGAGATTATGAACTGTCTTAGGACGCTGTTGCTGGCAGACATGTCCCTGGCTCAGAAAAGCAGGCTCATAGCCAAGCTGACAACTGATGGAAAAACACCTTCAGACAAGCAGCTTAAGGGCATCATCAAATATGTGGACAAGCTGAACATAGTGAACTTCCTAGACGAGTGTCCCATTGTCATACCACACAAAGCTACTGCTGGGTTCAATGCTTACTTTGACAGTGTGACGGTGAACAGGTTCGACCTGTCAACACAAGAAGGTGTGGCGGGATTCAAGAACTTCATGGAGACGGAATTCCTTGCATTTTTGAATAAAGAATACCTAAACAACTCGCTTGTAGGTCACATTAGGAAAGTCCTTACAGACGGACGTATCTCCTTAGCCACGGACATAGACCTGTTGAATCCGGAAGTCACTACTGCTTCAAGGTTGTCCTATGACGACATACTGAGAGGTATGGCCGAGTTTGAGCTGGTTAAATACAATGATGACTATACGATAACGGACATGTTCCAATTGTATAACCTCATCGTAAACAATAACCAGTACGGAGGAGAGAGGCTAACCACTACCTTCAAGGCATGTTCAAATCCCAACAGCGTGTTGCAGACATACCTGAAATATATAGGTGAAGTGGACTATGATTTCGAGACTTCTGCCGATTACGAGCAGATTGACTACCTCATCAATGCCGCCCCGACGGTGTACCCCGCTTCGGAAAGGTATCATTATGAGCCTTTCATCAAGGTGGTGGACCCCGTATGGGACTATACCATCAAGCAGTATAACAAGACTACCAATTCCTATAAGGAATATCCTTTGTTACCCTCCATATACAGTCAAGCCGTAGACGAGAAACAGAAGGATGCTCGAAGGATTAACCTCACTGAGAACCTGCCTTTCGAGATGCCTATGAGGTATAAGGCGGCAGCCATCAGTGACATAATCACTTTCGATGGTGATGCAACGCCAGAGATTGTAGCCCAGGTAAAGGATGTGTTGTCTGACTTGTCACTGTCTGGTAAGATACTAATTATGAAACTTTGTTAAATATGGATTGTAAAGTAGTTGTCCAGACGACAGTCCGGAACGCACAAACAAGACAAAATGAGAAAGATGTCCTCCCTATCGGCAATGCTGGTAGGGAGGATATTGTCACCTTGGACATGGTGGCACAGATGGTAGCCAACATGTCTGCTGATGAGCGAGCCGATTTCGCTGCTCGTCTTTCCAAGGCTAAGAAGCAACCCATAACGGATGCCATGATAGGCAAGCATGAGTTTGTGGGGAATACCACCGTGGGAGAACTGCTGGCCCAGTATCCGGGCTTATCAGAGCAATATAAGATAAGGCCTGAGCTGTATGAAAGCTACACCATCATAAAGGGTACCAAGTTCAAGCTGAATGGGGTCAACTACAACGGTAGGGTGCTTACCAGTGAAGGTAAGGAAATCTTCTTCATCAAGGACAGGAATGGAGCTGTCAACTTCATCAAGTACCTTAGGGCTAAGGAGATGGCTGACCAAGCCTTTGACGGAGATATGCCTGAAGCACTGCTGCCTTATATGGATGACCTTAAGGTCATTGCCAAACGGTTTGACCTATCTCCAAAGGAAGTGGTCATGGAGTATCTGAACAACAGGGACCTGTTCAAACCGTTTTCAGTTAATGGAAACACTATCACACCCAGACAGGTGTTGGGTAAGATAGTGGGACTGCTCACTGACGAATATACATATGACGAAGCTTATACGGACTTGGAAATGACCTTGTCAAGCATAAGGGACACCTCCGTCAAGGGAGAGTGGAAAATACCGAAGTCCAAATTGTATGAGGTCCTTATAACCTATTTCCCAGAGCTTGGAAAAGACCTTTCGTTGGATATGTTCCAGGAGCTGGACACCAAAGAGATGTCTGACTTGCTGAAACAGGTCTTTGTGGGCAACCCAAAGCTGGAGAGGGCTAACATCAAAATGATGACTTACGGCAACACAAAGGTGCGGATGCCTGAAAGCCAAACCATCAAGGAGATAGGAAAGCTGTCTCCCAAAAGGATGGAATCAGTGTGGGAGGTGGCTAAGGAACAAGCTCTTGCGGAAGGCATTGAGTTGCCTGACAGCTATAACGAGTTTGCCAGGCAAAACCCTGAGGCTATGGTTAGGGTAATCAATAGCCTGAAGCTACAATACCAAGCCACTAAGGACGGTCAACCACATGAGATTACTGCCAGGATTGTTACGGACAAGAACGGCAGGGAGCATGTGGAATACAGCTATGAATATGAAGTGGTGAAGGCACCTGAAGTGAGTAAGGGAGAATCTTACGTCACTTTGGAATTTCCTAACGCTTATATAGGAAATGTCTATAACTTCGGATATGACACGAAGCCTATCTTCTCTCCCGTAAATGAGGGTAGTATAGTGGATGGTAGGTATAACGGCTTCTACATTTACAAGGCTGTTAGGCATACCTTAAGGGGAGACAAGGCGATATATGCCGTATCGAGAAACATCATATCCCCAAATTCCTACATGAGTACCTACTCCACACTTGAATCGGCTATGGCCGGTGTAGACAGTAAGGTCAAACGGGACAAGGTGAAGAACAACAGCCTCCTATCCATCAAGCAGGTGGATGGCGTACCTAGAGAAGTGGTGTTGGAAATGGACAACGTAGAAGCTGGTCAGATAGTAACCACATTGGACATCAAGCTGCCTAAGCTCCCTTTAAGTAACTTGCCCAATTCCGTGAGACAGTTGTTTAATTTGACTGTACCTGAGATACATTCCACCCTTAACAGGATACAAGACATCACCAAGCTGGACACACCTGAGAAGGTGGCCGCCTTTTTGGTGAAGGCAGTGGAAAGCCTGTCCATGAGTGATTTTCAAGAGGCCAAGAACAGTGGTACAGTGGCCAATATCATACAAAGCCCCGACTATGCTGAACAGGTCAACAACATCATTTCAGAGATTAGCCATGCTCCTGCCAAGAACTACTATGTGGAAAAGTTCATCAAGGACTTCAAGACCAAGAAAGCCCTGTTGACATTACTGGAAAATAACGGTAATGCAGTGCAGGTTGACGGTACCATAGAAGGTGACATGACCGTTAGGGACCTCATAGGCCAGAACATGACCAATGCTGCCGAGTTCTTCATGACACAATACGGTATCCCTGTAGAAGCACTGTCCACGTCAGAACTGATACAGCTCAGTAAGGAGAACGGACTTGGAATAGAGAACAACGTCAATGGTACCAAGGCGTTCATATTCAACGGTACCATATACATAAACAGTTCCGTAGCGGACGCTTCGGACCTGTACCATGAGATGGCCCACCTTTTTCTCGGAGTGTTGAAAGTGAAATATCCTGAAGGGTATAAACAGGTCATGGATACCTATAGGAACGACAAGGCTTTTGCCAAGAAGCTCAGGTGGGTGACGGGAACCTACGACAACCTTGCCAGACAAGACATGGAGGAGGAAGCTGTCGTAGACATGATTGCAGATAAGATGTTTCGTGACGGTAAGCTGTCTGACGGTTTCGACTCTGGCAGGTTCACCGAGATTATGCAGGACATCATTGAAAAGGTAGATTCTTTCAAGCAAGAGAGGATAAGCAGTGGCATGGGATTCGACAACTTCATGACTACCCTCCTCACTGAGAATGCTGACAGCATGAAGAAGCAACGTGTTGTCACCAACTTCATTCAGTCTAAGCTTGGTAATGAAATAGTGGAGGATTGCGATGGCATGTAAATACATATATAACGGCAAGGAATACGGGAGCTACCAGGACTTGGTGGCTTCCCTCTCTGATGAGGACATGAGCTCCCTTGCCGACATTCTATTCAGTAAGAATGACAAACAGAACATTGTCTACGACAAGATAAACAAGATACGTAAGTCCATAACACTCAGTAAGGAAAACGTACAGATTATGGACGGTAGCCCTGACATTGCTAGCACGGGCAATAATTTCACTACACAAACGTTCATCAATTCACAGTATTTCCTTGTCGATGGCGAACCTCCCATGTTCAGGCACAGCACGCAGGAATATGTGGAGACTGTCAAGCGTAAGGCTGTGGAAAGCAAGGAAATGACGGAAGCACAAGCCGATGCCTGGGGTAACCTAGTACAAGAAAAGTGGGATTACATTGCAGACAATGCCCTTGACTTCCATAAGCTCATCCTCGGCGATTCCACAGCCAGCCTCACCGAATGGGCACAGAGAACGGCTGGAACGGTTTTTTCAGGCATTACCGAGAAGGTTATGGAAGCGGAAAAGCAAATCTTCTACAAGGTATTGAAAGGTAACGGCCGTAGTGTTCATACCGGTGAAATGACTGGTAAGGTCATGAAGAGTGTGGGCCTACAAGCTGACCTTCGTAATATGGTCGAAAAGATTACTGGTCATATAGACTATCTGGTAGTTGGTGAAGATGGTAGCTTAGACCTCTATAACGTCAAGACATCTACCGAACCATATAGCCAATGGGCTCCAGCTAAGAAAGAGAAATACCGTTACCAGTTGGCATTACTCAAGAGGATGCTTGCATTTCATGGCATCGACAGTGCGCAGGTACGTGTACATATCATTCCAGTGCAGCTTAAATATGACAGCAATTTCAACGATGTCGTAGACATTGAAGTACAACAGGCCATGTCATATGACACTAAGGACTTGAAGTATATCTTCCAGAAATACGACAGGGCAGCGGAGCAGTTCATTGATTCCACTGTGGACTTTTCACAGGCGGACAACATGACCTTGTTAAAGGTCAGTAAGCAGCTGCAACATATCTTTCCAGGAAAGGACGTAAGAGCCCAAGGAATAGCGGAATCAGCTAAAGAATGGATTAAGAGAAATTGGAACTATTGCCATCCTGAAACACTTCCAGATGGGGGATGGAAACTGACATTGCCGGATACGGGGGAAGAGATAGAAGTGAGTGACCCTCGTAAGGGTGACAGGAATGAGGAGTTTGTACGGCTGATGACTGCCAAGCTGTCTACACTGGACAGGCCCTTCTCCGGTGAAATAAGTGCCTCATATCTCAGGAGAGACTTGAAGAAATCTTTCCAAGTGGGGTATTTTGCCAGTAATTCCAGTGGTGAGCTGGCCAACTATATACGTAACCAATTCACCAAGTACCTGAATGACTATACTGAAAAGAGTGACTCTGGAGAAAGGACTTATAGGTGGGAAATTGTAGAGTCTCCGTTATTGGATGCTGCCAACATCATCGTATTGAGAAATAAGGAATCAGGCCAAATGGACGTATTCACCATTTCAGGTACTGACCCCTCCACCAAATATTCCTTCAAGGGCAGGGAAAACTTGTTGAGCTATTACCTACCGGACACTAATGAGGAGCAATTCGACATGAAGAGTAACTATGGCAACATAGATGCCATAAGGACTGTCGCCCTGTTGAATGAGGTCTTACCTGAAGTGGGCGGTGACATAAAGCTGGGCCAATTAAAAGTTCTAGGTATCGGTAACTTCAAAGGTAAAAGAGGCGTATATTATGAGTTTGAGCCATTGTTGAGGCAATGGGACACTATCGTGAAGATAGTCAATAAGAACAGCTCAGCCCAAATAAACAATAACTTCCGTGAAAAGGACATCAGGTGCATCGCTCCTGAAGAAGTGTTGTGGCAGGTATGGCAGGACATCGTCACCGACAACAATCACCCTGACCTGGTGGAGATAAGGAGATTGAAGGATGTGCTGGACCGAAAGGCTTTGGTGGACGGCACTGCCGTAGACGGGCTTATGAACGTGCAGACCATTGAAGGCAAGATAGAAAAGCTGGAAGAGTTGTTGGACAGGCTTCGTAGCATCGCTGAAGAACGAGGCATCAACATTAAGGACCAAAACGAGCTGATAAACATCAGTAACAGCTTAGACCCCGTCAATGGTCCCATTGCCAAGCTGTACATCGAAACCGCTAAGGCTCTTAGCAGCTATTATGGTGACATAGCTTTGGACAATGAAGCTTTCAGTGCCTTTGAGGAGTACAGCATCAAGATGACCAGTATGGGAAACTCCAGTGCCCGTAGGGTGGGATTCTTGACGAAGAAGTCGATAGATAATGCCCGTGCTGAGATACTTGACGGATACATGCTGAACATACAGCCCATCATCAGGAAATTCTACGAGGATGCCGGCTATTCGGAAGCGAGCAACAACATCATCGGAAACCAAGCGAAGGTCTACCAAAACTTGTATCAAAGGGATGACAGTGGAGTGAATCTCATGCTGTTCAAGAACCCTTACGACGGTGCATCTGACTTGAAGCCATACGAAAGGGAATTTCTGAAGAATATCCTATATGAGCTGTACAAGGTATATCAGAACATGAATCACCTTCCCTTAGTCATCAAAGGGCCGAATGACCCTGAGCTGATTAAGAATATGCCTAAGACATACTTGTATGTACCGCTTCAACAGGCTTCGACTGCTTCTAAGGCCCTTAACATAAAGGAGGGATTGTCACAGTGGGGTAAGAAGGTACAGAGACTTTTCACTAAACCTGGGGAGGTGTTCGAGGAAGCTTTAGGAAACTTGGATGCTGAGGATATTGAACTCCGTGACAGTGCTATAGATGCCCTTAGGGTGTATAACCCTTACTCTAGGTCTTATACCAGCCTACGGGAACGTGACATGTACATAGCTGACAAAGGGATAGGATTTTTTGAAACTAACTTGGAAAACATCTGTGTGGATTTCCTGTCACGACAGGTGCAGTGTGATGAGTTCAATAAGCTCCTTATCCGTATAAAAGGCATAGAGCTGGCATTGACGCTTAAGGGCATTGCTGAAGATGACATGGAAAACGTCAAACATACAATCAAGGCTATTGATGACTTCGTGACCATCAACATACACAATAAGTCCATCATGGAGAATTTCTCCAAGAAGCTGGATGCCTGGTTGGCTCCGTTAAGGAAATTGGTAAGTAGATTATACATAGCTTCCAATCCTGTCGGTATGGTTCGTGACTTCATACAAGGACTGGAAGCCAACTTCGTGAGTTCACTGGTGAAGTTCCAGACGGACGTAAGTGCTAAGGACGTGGCTTTCGGATATTCGGAAGTGTTCAAGGAAGGATGCACCAATCTCATGAAGATGACCAAGCTAAACCAGTTCAACATCAGGTTCGGTCTTTCCAACTTCGATGCCGCCCGTGTGGCGGAACGCCTGAAGACAGGACGTGGTGGTGTGCTCAACTATGAATACTGGATGTATTACACCTTAAGGGCTCCTGACTACCTGAACCGTATGACGTTGTTTGTGGCCAAGATGCACAAGGATGGTGTGTATGACGCCTACACATTGAATGAGGACCATCGGTTAGTGTATAACTGGAGATTGGATAAACGGTTTAGTGCTTATGCTGTGGGCAACACGGCTGACCCAAAATACAATGAGCAGAAAGCCCTGTATTTCAGTATGATTAGGGCTTTCAACATTGAGAGAAACGGTAAGAAATTGGCTTATACCGATGACTTGCCTGACGCCTACACACCCAGTCAGATACGTTCCATCAAAACCCTTGGTGAGAGCATCTATGGTGCTTTCGACCAAAGCTCACGTTCCAAATATGAGTTTGTGGCCATAGGCAGGAACTTCATGTTCTTCACCACTTGGATGAACGGTATGGTAGACAACTACTTCAAGAGGAGACAGGTGTCACAGAGTGAGCTTAAGTTGGTTCAGGAGACGGATTACAATGGTAACCCCTTGTTCTTTACAGACGATAACTCTGGGAATACCACCACTGAAGATACTGGAAAGCCCGTGATGAAGGATGTGCCGTTGATGGTTCAGGGTATCTTCTTCACTTTCAAGGAGGCTTTCAGGGAGATTCATGAGAACGGCTGGAATGTCAAAAGCATCAGAAAGTACTTCACTGAGGGTGCAGGAAAGAATGAAATCAATCGTCGTAACATGCGTAGGGCATTGTCTGATTTGGCCGTAGCCATGATACTGACAGCCTTGTTCAAGATGTGGCTCACTCCGGAGTATAAGAGACATAAGGCTGAAGCGGACGGTAAGGAACTCATCAGCAATGTGGCCGTTGAAATGATGTATAAGGCATCACTCAGCTCCTTCGATGTGTTCAAGGGTCCTGCCGCCATGCTGACATATCTTGGTGAATCAACAAGTCCGGCCACATATAAGGTGCAGACGAAAGTGTTGAAAGACCTCACTAACTTTGCCCTAGGGGACAAGACGCTTGGGCAAACGGTGATGAACTCGCAGGCTTTCTTCAGGAGCATGCAGGATTCCTATGCCATGTACAAACGTGACACTAAGTAACATCATAAAAACAAGTTCAAAAAAAAAGGGTAGCCTGAGAGTTGTTACACTCCCAAGCTACCCTTTTTTTGTTTGCCTTTTATTTAGGCATTTCATATCATTCTTTTACTTCATCCAAATCAACTTCTTCTTCACAGTCTTCACACCATGCAGGCTCATCAATGTCGGTGCAATAGGCAAATCCTTTGTTGGGGTCTACCCAAGCCTTAATCTGCACGTTATAACCCCCACATACGTTACACTTAAACTTTGTTTCCATATTACTTATTTTGTTCATTTCCCACAGATTTTTTTATTGGTAGTCACTATATGCAAAAGTAATCCACACATAAATATCATATAGGTGAAAAGTATGATTATGTTCCATATGAACTCGACCATACGACTATATTTTCCCGACACTTTTATAAAAGAAAAAAATGGGGTGACACACCGAAGTGGTCACACCCAATCACACAACAAACTAGACTGGTTTGCCTACAATGAATCCCAGTGTCCTATACAGTGACTCCAGGATACCGAACTCTTTTCGGTAACGTTTGTAAGTCAACACAATCATACCTAGGCGGAAATAGATGTCCGCCAACTTAACTTTCATTTTACCAATGAAGCTATACAAGGCCGTAAGCTGCTTGCACAGCCAATTGCCTTCACACCTGTCCTGCATTTCTACGGACGATTTCTCACTCTCCATAATAACGTCTTTTATTTGTTTTAAACGTACCAGGTTCAGTTATCTCATTGGTAGGCAACATGTACAATCGGTCTCCCATAGACAAGACTCTTTGCCATATCTAGGACACGTTGGTTGGAACTGCCTCTCCATTTCAGCTTCATATCTTTCTTGCTTTCCACAAATCTACCGTCTACCAGGACTTCAATAAGCGACAGTGCTTCTAAGGCAAACTTGTCACCTTCACACTTAGAGACCAGTTGCTCGAAAGTGTATCCTGTCCACACCCAGATGGGCTTGCCATATCTTGCTAGGACATTCAACAGGTTCAATATGGATATGTCCCCACTGTTCATAAGCCCCATGAAAGGGTCACCTCCAAGAATGGAAATGCCTTCGACATGTTCATTCTGAACTGCTTTTAATATGTCCGGCATGACCTCATTCAATGGTTGCCCTTGGTCAGGATTCCAGGTGTGCGGACTCCAACAGCCTTTACAGGCGTTGGTGCATCCTGCTGTCCAGATGGACATCCTGATTCCCGGACCGTTGACAACGTCAAAGTTCTTGACTTCAAGTATGTTCATAGGTATTCCACTAAAGAGGTTGCTCCCCTAGGAACAGGTTTGGTGGTCATCACAGTCACATAAGGATATACCATATTGAAATGTGTACTGGTAGACTTGGAGTACTTAGTGGCATTTCCTATCAGTTTACCTTCATGGAATTGGGCAATGCACGTGTAGTAGCTGAACAGCTTCTCTCCGTCGCTACTTAAGTTCAACGTTCTAGCAGGATACATGTCTATGAATCGAGACACAACATCTTTATTTCTAATGCTCATATTCTTAATCTATTATTTCAAATTCGTGTAAATAAATATAAGAACCTTCGTCCTTATTCTCCCTGTTCCATTTTTCCAGCTCTTCTTTGTTGATGCTCTCTCTGCCTATCAGTTTTGCAGCACAGTTCAGGGCATCCGTTTGATTGGAGAAATATTCACTTTCAATATTGCCGTTTATACAGTATTCCATGTAAAATTTGTCTGGAAAATACTTCCAATCAGCATCATTGGTGGCATACACTTCACATCCAGATTCTTCCGTCATGAAGTACACTTTGAGACTAGGCAACAGCTGTTGTATTATAAATCTGAAATCAGATGTGTACCAAGCTTCCTCCGCCTCCAGTCGGATAACGTCACCGTCCCATTCGTACCTCTTGATGAACCCCCTCAAGCGGCTTTTTTCCACTTGCTCTTCGGTTGCTCCTAATGCCAGGGCAATAACCTCTTCCCAATCCCCATCTGGGGTAGTAGGGTCTGACTCATCTATGCTCTTAAAACAATTATCTATCGTGTTATATAACTGTTCTAGGTCATTCTTATCTCCTTCAATGAAGTAGCAGGTTTCAGCCCAATTTGCCATATTGCTAGTTTTATAAGTTAATAAAAAAACCCTCCTGCCTTTTGCTGACAGGAGGGTACGAGCGGCTTAATCAAGCCACTCTAATCAATTGTTTTTTTTAAAGGTGTTTAACCCTGTTGATAATATCTGATATTCTTCCTTTACTGCTTCCGTATTGGAACGAACCTAAATCACTTATACCCTGACTTTCATCATATTTAAAGGGTTTAGACTATACAATCATCCTTCAGGACGCCTCTTGGTAGTCGTTGAGGGCTAGTTAGCATACTATCCCTGCTGATTAGCCATTGTCATGTTAGTTAGGTTTTCACCTTGTAACATCCCATCACTTTTTTCCGTCTTTCGACACTCAGCTTGAGCTAATGGGCTTTAGGCACTCCCAGCATATTCGAGGTTTTCTCATCACCATTACTGATAATGGGGGCATTATTTTACCCACAGGTTCTTAATACCACATACAGTTGGTTGGGGTCTTGGTTGCCACAGTTGGGACAGGTACACGTACCGTCCGCAGCCATGTCAATCTGACCTTCAAAACCACACTTGTAGCAGGTGGAGCAGGAGGTGGTGTTGATTTCACAATACATCATCTTATCGTAGATGTGCTTCATAAGACTCAATACCACTTCAGGATTGTTGCGGATGTCGGGAACCTCTACGTAACTTATACACTTTCGGTAATGAGATTCCTTTTTCTGTTGTCTAGAAAATTTCCATTAACATTACGTACTACACTTTTTGCAGTATTAAAATGATTCAGTATGTAGTCGCCTATCACATGTACTTTTTTTCCGATACCTGTCACTACATGTCCATCCTTCATTCTCCACTTGGAATATTTGACTTTATGAAGATCTTCCGTATCTATAACACACTCTTCTATTTTAATGTTGTTTTGGTTATAGATGTTTATGACGCATTTATCACCAATGAAATGATAGTCATTCAAGTCATGTATGTCCCTTGGATTATCATCTAAGAATTTTCCGTGCTTGGATAGCTGCCGTGCATGTTTGGAACATAATTCCTTTCCTTGTAAATGGTATCGTTTCTTTCCCAGCTTGCGGCCACATTGGTCACAAAATATTTCTTTCATAATCGACTATGTCTTAATAAAGGTTTAAAAATACCTTCTATTCCCCATGTTTCAACATGTAATAAAATCATGCTTACTTGGCTACACTCATCACCAATAGTCTGTACACTCCCATGCTAAAAGCATGAAAGCACGGCGTTACTGAAAGGGTTTCCACCGTTAGCTGGCATAAGCCAACACCCTTTTATCCTAGGTTAATGGGGTTTGGTAGGAGGCTGTATAAGTTAACCTCCTGTTGAATATTTTTGAAACTCAGCTTCAAAATCAATCTTAGCAAAAGCGTCTATTGGCTCTTCCACTTGGATATGATATGAGTTAGTGATGTAGTCCCTGTCATTCACATGAGGGATGACATCAAAATCTTTGCAGGCTTTTGCAAATTTAGTCGTCAAGCTCTCTGCCATTTGTACCCTGGTTTTCACCATATTTAAAAGGGATTAGACTATATCTTCTACCTTAATTTATAAGGTAGTTTGGCGTTTCGTTTTAATAGGACTTACTTGGGACAATGCCTAACCTTGTAAAAGGCACTACACTAGTGATTATACACTAGATTTACTAGTCGTTAGAGAACTGCTGTAAACAATCCTACGGTATCACCACTATCTTCTGAGAAGACTTAGGCTCTCTTACCAGCTTATTCATATATGTCAGCTGTGACCGTTTAACCAAAATTCATTTATAGGTTACCCTACAAATGCCCACACTTTAGGAGTCCCGTATAAGCTTAAGGCAATACCATACTTCTCCTTATTGTAAGCTGTTCGATCGTTCATAAACTTTAGGATAGACAATCCCAGTTCATGGCCTTCAGGAGAATTATAGTGTATGCCAAACCTTTCGACAACTTCTGCAATACCCATATATCCGATAGAGATAGAAGCTCTCATGTTACCGACTGCTTGTTCCACTTTACCTGTTTTGAATCTGGTTAGTGCTCCATACTGATATAGTATTGGAGCTATGGATATGTCAGCGTCAGCAATCGTTTGTGCTACTTTATACTGTTCTGACGATACGTAGTCTATCATGTCAGACAGTTTGTTTTTAAATTCGTCTATTGATGACGACTCTAGGGCAAGGTATGGTAGGTTTATGCTTATTACACCCATGTTGCTTCTACCATATATTTCATATTCTCCCTTTTCATTTTTCCAAGGATGCAAGAAAGATCTGCACGTATAATTCTACATTACTGTAGGCACTGACTATATCTTGTGTATTTAATCATACACTCCAAATGTTTCCACTGGTGATAAACTCCAGCGTACCTTAGACTCAAACAGCCTAAGCCAGGTTATTCCCCTGAAAATAGTCGATACACTTTATACAATAGCGAAAATCCAATTAGTATAATTGGGTCTAGTATTATTTAAAAAGGTTTTTATTCTGTGTCTATCTACTCCTGTGTATCTTTGGGCTTCCCTCATACTTCTACATACTACTGATTCGTTAGTCTTTTTACAAGTACACCTAATTACCACTTTATAAGTGCTTTGATAGTAACCATTGTTATAGGCATGTTGAATGTTCTCTTGATGACTACTTCTCTCTAAATTATCAAGATGATTGTGGGATTTGTCACCATCCTTATGATTTATAACTGGTGGGTTTCCCAAAAATACTTTACCCATAATACGATGCACTCTTTTCCGATATTTTTTTCCCTTTTTATGTAGGGTACAATGTTCATAGTTATCTATCCCAACATAAGTAGACACAGTAGAATCTCTTTTAATATTTAAAATTTCACCAGCTTTACTAATGGCATACTGGTTAAAATTAGGTATAATGTAGTATTTATCACCATTGTATCTTAGCACTGGATTATCCTTATAGGATTCTTCAGTTAGCTGTATTTTATTATTCATACAACACCTCTTTATCATGAGTTAATTTGGATTTTACATGAGCTGCATTTACACTTACCCATGGGCGGAATGACACATCCTTCCTTATACTTCTTAGCTTTCTTTTCTGACAGAAAATCAGGAACCATCCTCTTAGCTACACATTTGGCACAGAGCTTTGCAAACTCATAGTCTTTGTGATGTTTGTCAAGCATTGTTTCCGTTATGCAGGTAACAATCTTGGGGAATGTCGGATTGATGATGTTTCCTGAAGGACTTTTCATTCCCTCAATCCTTTGTCTCAAGACCTCTTCACAGAGCATCCTGATTTCCTCCTTGTATTCTGGCTCTTCATCAAGGTATAAGAACAACGTAATAAAAGGACTCTGCCCGTTCGTGCACGACATCGTGTTAAGTTGGTACAACAATGTCTGTATTCCCCCTTTGATTTCCTTACGGAGCATCGTTTCCAAAAGCTTTCCTTTCTCATCCTTGACGTCACAGTTTGCCAGCAGTTTCTTGATAGCCTCTTTTGAAGTCCTGACAAACGGTGCCAAATGGGACATCGTTATGGTCTGTCCACCATAAGTACAGTTACTTACAGCGGTTATCACCTGTGATGCTATCGTACAAGAAGTTTGTAGGCTATGAGGCTTTTCAATCAGCTTACCGTTCATGACAGTACCGTCATTGAGTATGCTCTTCAAGTTCTGCAATTCGCAGTTCGTCTGCTCCTTTATGATTCTGTAGTCACAGTCATGAACATGCAGCACTCCTTTGTCATGAAGTTCCCTTAACTTGGGTGACATGATATTTTCCCGGTATATCTTCTTTGACGTCTCTCCAGCTATGAGGTCCCTCATGACATTAATCTGTCGGGCATCCTTGTTGCTGTTCTCTTTAGAGGTGTCATTCGGTACTCCTGAAGCCAGTTCGAGAATGGTATTGTAGTAGTCACCATTCTGCTTCATGTCACGGATTTTCGCCCTCTCTTGGCGATAAGCACTGTAATGCTTATAAAGTCTTTTACAGTACTTCTTGAGGTAGGAAACGACAATATCCTGTATCTCTTCAATTTCAATCGTCTCCTTAGTAAGGCTCATCAACCGATGGACAATCTTATCGTAGATGAAATCTATGGTAGCGTCATCTACCGGTTCATTCAACTCTTTGTTGGCCAATACCAAAGCTTGCTTTACTTTCAAAGGATTCAGCTCCTCGTTCCTACCGTCCCTTTTGATTACGTTCATTGACACGTATGTTATAAGATTCTGTTCACATCTTAGAGATTGACATAATCTACAATACTAAAAGTAATCTAAAAGGCATCCTGGAATGGAATGTATCCCACCCAAGATGCCTGCACTATCGTAAAATGGTCCTATCAGCTTCCTATGTCAAAGCTGTCGTAGATGCTTATTTTGTTATGTCTCCTGTCCTTGACATAGAAAGGGCTGGTGTGGTGCTTTCTGAAAGAGTGCCTGCCTAATGGCTGACGTTTACACTTCCAATCTTCCCAGTCGACGCCACTGAGTTCACATGAAGACCTGTTATTCCTTGGAATCCTGTTTCTCATCTCTAATGCTTTTTATGGGAGTATTGCCTTCTTCCAGTATGCGTAGCCTTTCCTTGCATACATGGATTATCTTTCGATAGTCGATAATCCTGTTGGCGAGTATCTCATCTTCCGTAGTACCTTTCTTCCTTAATACACGTTTGATGATGTCCGCATCGAAAGGGTTAAGGTCATGGTCTAGCCATATGGACCAAGGTTGTATCAGATGCTCCGAATAATCGCTTTCCCCAAAGTTACCCTTACGAACTTCGCCGGCATTAACCAGGCCTAGAAATCGAAGTCTCTTATATAAGGAATAGGGGATGCTTATCTCATTAGCAATATGTTTATCCTCCATATCAATCCTTTTTCTCGTTTAGCATTGGAATATACTGGTTTCTTAACGCTTCATAGATGGCATCAGCTACCTTAACCGTGTCCGGATGTACTCCGACAGCTCCACATTTGGCACTCCTAAGCTGCAACAGGTGTTTCCATTGTGGGATTGTTCCCGATATGGCCAGTTCCGTCTTAAGCCCATTAGGCAAGACATCCCTAGCCTCTTGCGGTTTACAGCCCAAACCAAGGAGTTGCATATAGCACTCTTCCGCACAGATATGTCCACTTGTCAGTATCATGGTCTTCGGTGACTTACTGTCTTCAACGGACAACATGGACTTAATCAGCTTATCAGGTTCCAAGTCAGCCTTAGTGAACTGGTCCCCGTCTTTCAAGTCCGTTATCCAGCTTGGAATGATAAAGGTCAGCTGATGGTCAAACTTACCCTTTGAGTAATTGCAATAACGGGTGCTCTCTTGGGTAAAGGACATGACCCTGTGCCTGACCAGTTCATAGCCTACACCTCTGGAACATGTTACCTTAATTGTAACCCTAGCGACATGTTCGGTCATATCACTCCAAAAGGTCTTAAGAAACTCCATGCCATAAGGATGCACCACACGGTAGTTGGTCGTCACGTAATAGTTCTCGTCATCCTGCTCGACATGTGCATAGCTGGAATCCAACACTTTGGCACATTCTTCGACAAAACAATCCACATTCTTTGGTATGGTCAGGTAAACCGTACCATGCTCCAGCACGGAAAGGTGTCCCTTCTCCTCCAACATTGGAATGAATTTCCCGTAGCTGTCTTCCGTAATCCTGTCTTCCGACTTATAGGAAATCCTACCGCACTGTTCGATATGCCTGAACATGTCTTTCACAGAATTACCCTGCCGGATAATCTCTACTCTAGACTTAACGTATTTCATTAATCATTTAACATAACGGACACCTTTAATTTTCTATGGTGTCCCTTCCAATAACATCTATGTTGAAGTTACAATTCACCTTTAGGTTGGTGTACTTGCTTTCTTCATATAACAGGCTTTCAATCCTGTTTCTGATATGCCTCTCATACAGCACTTTCACTAGGTCATACTCATACCCCGTCACTGTCTTGAACGGAGCCATGATGCTTGTTAGATAATAGTACATATAAGTCATCTCTTCACCCAAGAGAGCCATTCCAAAAGGAGGTTTAAGTTCCCTTTTTAAAATGTACTTGGCCACAGACGGATACCTGAAGAAATTCATGTCGGCTACCCTTTTCAGAGATTTGACTTTTTTGTCATAGTTTCCTTCCCTCAAGTCTTCCAGAACTTCATCCACCATCTGAAGGGTAAAGTCATTTTCCTCTTTTGCTGAAAGTTCCAACAACTCCCTTTCAGTGATGAAGTTTTCATTTTCTTCCTGTAGGACATCATACAGCCAAGAGTCTTTTTTGTCAATCCACAACATGTCTCCGATATAGGAGCATTTCACTTCTTTCATGGAATCTGCAATCATTGTGATGTCCTTGTCATAGAACAAGATACGCTCCCTTATTCTCCCATCAAGAGAATCCAGCCACTCCATGAAAGTTTGCCCTATATGGGCTGACGACACATCAGGCCAATACAGTATGAGTATTGTCTTTCTGGCATCATTTATGAAAACACTCCTCCCTGTGTTTATGAACAAGTCTACTTCATTAGGTAAGACAATATAATCGGCTTTAGACTTGCTTGGTACTGCTGTGCCGAACCTGTTTCTCCATGAGAATGGATACTTGGAATTATCAATGAAATATAAAAGAGACTTGTCTGTCACATCTGGCGTGCCTTCTAGTCTGAGACTGGCACTGGACAGTATGTTAATTGTACTATTCTTATAGTTGAATATGAACTTTTGACGTGGAAATTTTGGAATATATTCCAAGGAATCTTTATTCTCATATTCCAAAAACTCCCTAATGATGGGATATTGGATGTGAAACCCTTCTGATTTTTCAGATAAGTTGACGTTTCTTATCTCATATACTTTATAATTTTCATATCCGTAAATCATGCCTCATTATTTTAATGGTGTTATAAGTCATGTAGACGAATTGTCAAGAATCTTTCGTCTCATTTTCTTCTTCTTTAAATTCCAGGTCTATATTAGCGGTGAATTGGAAGTCAGTCTTATTGTTCAACTCTTCAATGTATTTTTTAATGTGTGCAGCACCGTATTCCTTAAAGAGCTCTTGTGCCAAATACTTCTCCTTTTCACCTACGTTCATGAAGATATTGGATTTTTTGTATATGGTCAGCAGCATGAACTCTACAGCACTGGAACACTTTTGATAAGGATGCCATTCATAGTAGGTTTTGTATAGTATGTAATTGACGGTAGCGGGATAGTGAACGTAATCCATCATGGACATTGTTTTCAACGCTTGCTTGACGGCATCCTTGTCACTACTGTTCAACATTTCAATCAGACTATACACTGTAGTCAGGTCAAATTCCCTGCCATCAGTGTCTATCTCCTTCAGAAGGCTATGCTCAGTGACAACCTTAGGATACAAACCGTCGATGACGTTGAAAATGAACTGGGATTCATCCTTGACATTAATCATCCCTCCGACATATATACAGCCGGCATTCATGAATAGGTTCCTATGCTCAATGTTCTCTTTCAGTGATAGGGAATACTTAGGTATGAGGTCCGCATTGTCGTCATGCCATGAAGAGAAGCTCTGGCCTATAGTAGGCATTGTCATAGATTCCGTCAAGTAGGCATGACAAATTATGTCTAGCATCCTATCATAGAATATAACACCCATATAACTGTAATTTACAGTGTAATGTTCTGGGACTACGATACAGTCGGCATTCACCATGCTGGTCGTCCTTTTCCAGTTGTCCTTACATAAAACTCTCGGCATGGTACATGCCTTATCGAAATACAATACCTGGCCTTTTTCAGGCACACATAGGGCATGATGTAGAGGACTGCATTTCAGATTGTCATAGGTGGCATGTTTTCCCGGTTCATGAAGTAGTCTGTTTTCCGCTTTAGTTTCGGTCCTCATCCTTATCCTAAGGTTAGGATAACCGTGCGGGTACACATTGATCATGTAAGGTGAGCTATTGGTAATGGATTTGGCCTTAAAATAATCGGGGTTTAGGCTATATACACTACACTCTTCATACCCCAACAGTTTCATAACGCTACCTCCCTTAAACTTTTGTTCATCAGCCATTTGTTGGCTATGGTGGCATGTCTGGTGCATAGTGTCTTGACTATGTTGTACATGATGTCTTGCGTGAGCAATTGTGGTTCAGCCTCTACTAGATTTATCAACAATGCCTCCACCTTTTTTGATTCCGCCTCTTTCTTACCCAAGAACTGGTCACAGAAATTCAATAGCCTGATTCCCAATACTCCAGCAATGTCAGCCCTATAGTCTTCTTGCTGATACACGCAGTCATGAAGCTCTTCAGATACCGTTTCCCACCTGTCATTCACCATCTTGCCAGGCTCAAGAAGCTTATCCAGCTTATTATGAATGAAGGAAGTGAAGAGATTTCCGAGGATATTGTTTTCCTCATTGAAACATCCTGAAGCTATCTGTAGAATCAGTGACAGGGACTCTTCCTTAGACCAGTCGGCAATGCTCGACAAGGACCTGCAAAAGGTGGTGTAGCTCCTGGCATTCGCCAATGTGACATGGTTGCGCTCCGTGAAGAGTTCCGTTGAATATAATAGGGCAAAGTTTATTGCCCTGCCGCCAACGCCGAATCTCTCCGCCCATTGGGCCCATTCCTGTACGTCAAACTTACTGTTAAAGGTAATCATCCTGGATTTCTGGGCATCATCCAGCCCTTGAACCGAATATTTTGAGTTGTCGGGATTGGATGTCAGGATTATGTTGGTATGCTTGGGGAGTGACCAAGACAAGTATGAGCCGGTATTGATGATTTCCATTATGGCTTGCAAGATGAGCGTGTTGGCCCTTGAGAAGTCATCCAATACCAGCATGGTACCGTTAGGGTTCTCTTCCCTAGGAAGCCAGGCTGGCGTGGCATAGCTCATCCTAGTCTCGTTAGTGATGGCCCATTGGTCTTTTCTCACCTTACCTATCAGGTCCGAGGAAATCCATATCGGTCCTTCAGGTGTCTTGACCTTATATTCCTTGTACGGATAACCAACCAACTCGGCAGGTTCTTCTATCTGTGCCAAGTTGACCTTAATGAAAGTCATGCCTAATTTCTCTGCAGTCTGCTGCACTACGGCAGTCTTTCCTATGCCTGCATCCCCTTCCAGGCATACGGCAATGGGAGTGTCTCCCTTATCTGTCAAATTTCGGTTATTCCCTATCAAGTATTCCAATACCTTAGAAAACTCACCGAGAGTAAGTTCTACCATTCTTATTTTTGCTGTTTAATAATTCTGTTCATTCGGCATATGCAGGACTTTACCTGGGTAGTACTGCTTGTAGCCGTCATCCGTGAGAACCCATAACATGTCATTGGCATGATACATGTTGTCAGGTATGACGGCATATCCATCTGTCAACCACACCATCATGCCGAAAGCATGACGGTGCTCATTATAGTAATCGGCTGCCGGCTTGAAGTCGGTACCACCACGCCCTTTCACCACTATCTTCTTTTCAGGTGAGAAATCCCATATCTTTTGTATCTTGGAATCAAACTCCAATACAACCACATGAGCCCCGGCCCTGTGTATGTGGTTTATCTCAGTAAAGAACTCCGTCAACTGCCGTGAGGATACGCTGCCTGACGTGTCTACCGCCACAAGCAAGTCCACGCTTCTTCTGAACTTTATTCCAGGTGCCCCGGCCAATCTCTTGGATTCCCTCCGCATTGTCCTTTTCAGTTCCGTAGTGATGCGGCTACCCAAAAGTCTCCTAAGGTGCTTTTTCCAGTCATATACTGGAGGCTTGTCTTTCAACAGCTTCTCCACCCTCTCGGAAAGGCATCCTGGTATGGTTCCGTTCCGTTTCATCACTTGCTCGGCAGCCGTCTTCAGCATGGTATCTATGGTATTGCTGACCAGCTGCTTGCTTGCTTCAGGAAGTTCACTCATGGCTTTCCAAAAGCTATGGTCATCCAATGGTTCAGGCAATCCCATTCCGACACTTGGAGTTCCGTCACTTAACATGTCAGGGATGTTCTCATAATACCATTTGGCACCTTTGCGATTTGGCAAGCCCAATCCTTCGGCAGTGATGCATCCTTTTGGAAGGTTGTCTATGTAGCAGTTCACTTCCGCATCGGCGGCTATGTTGAACTTATGATGGTTCTTGAAGTCACTGCTCATGAATATATGGCACAAGCTGATATGGTGAAGTTCATGCAACAAGACAGCAAGCTGTTCATCATCTGCCAATGTTTTCCAAAACCCCTCATTGATGAGCAGCTCCACTCCTATGCCTAGCTTACGTACGGCTAAAGTGTCTATGTCGGCAGTGTACTTCTTATTGAAGCCAATCATAAAGAGCCCCCAAAAGGGCTCTTTTATGAGTAGCTTCTTACATGCTTTTTCCAGTGTCATTGCTCAGTATATTCAACACTATCTGACTGCCAGCCCTTGCATTCTTCGAGCAGGTACATGGCATGCTTGAGCCTTATCTCAAGAGCAGTACGTTCCTTACCAGCCATTATGTAAGACAACTTGTCGTTGATGTCCTTAATGTCCCTTTCGACATAATATCGAGCCACATTAATCAGTGCCGATACGGACATGTGCTGATTGCCGTAAGCTTTCTTCCAGTCCGTATTGGAGGTGTCGGGTCTGTCTTGGTCATAAGTAGTGAACCAACCCTCCTCATCATGGTCTGCTGATTCAGCCACCTCACCTTCTACATAATCAGTTGTAGTGACAGTCGTTGCCTTGGACAATGTCTCAGTTACCAGTACATCGAAATCTAATGGTTCGTTGTCGTTTTTATTCCAAGGTGCCTCTTTATTGTCTGAGCCTAAGGGGTAATTTGAATTGTTCATGTTTAATCTTTTAATGTATCCAGTGGTCACCTACCGAAGCATCGGCAGGTATGGGAAGTTTCTTGCAGTATTTTGCCGCAGAGGCTTCCATCTTCCCCACTAAAATTTCAGGGAAATTTTCCAATGTTTCAGGATATTCCCAGTTCGCTTCATCGTGTGTCAGGTTGGCAAGCAGGCACTTGCCAAAATAACCATTTTCCACTACCCACCAGAACAAGTCTATCTGGCTGTCTTTCAATATGATTGCTCCAGTACCTTGTGTAGGCGAGTTAAGTGACTTGCGGTCATACTTCGATACGGATTTGAAATGCTCACGTACCATGAAGTATATCTCATCTTTCGCAGGCTTATGCACATTACGGTATTCTTCCCAAAATGTAGAGGTAAACATTGCCTGCCTTTCTTTCCATCGTTCAAATTCAGGCCAATAAGTCTTGTGTCCTGTAGCTTCACATAACAAGATATACCCTTTTTGCCTGAGAGCTTTGGAAGCCTGTTGTTTGAACTTTGTTATGCCTGGGAAACCTTCGGCATACGCTTTGGCGAACTCTTCCGCTTTCTCAAGGGTGCAGCCCATAGCATTCTGTATTGCCCTGGCCGACCCTCCGAATTGTTGTGAAAACTCAATCGCTTTCACGTCTTTCCTCTGGTGAGGATAAAGTTTCTTGATGTCCTTAATGGGAGTGTCTCGTGGAATGATGTCCGTGTACACTTGGAAGGCACACAGTGAATGAATGTCTCCACTACCTTCAAGAAACTCCTTAAGCATCGACTGTTCGTTGTAGATGTCAGCACCTAATCTTGCACCTCTTATCAAGGTAGACTATCCCTTCACCATATCCATAGGACTTAGGTGTACCTATTATAGTCGTTGCTCCTCCCTACTTACTTTGAAAATTACCTTATAGGTGAGTAGGTTTGGTTCAGGATTGGCCATGCCAAGCTTTCCCTGAGTTTAAGGTATTTATTCACTTCTACTTTCATAGAAGGCGAGCCGTAGGATGCCTAATGAAAAGACACCAGCATTGGTTTAATATAAGTTAGCTAACTCGATGGCACTATAGTCACAACTACACCACTTATTGCCTTTCATGGCTGTAAAACAGCTTCTGGTTACCTCATCTGCAGGTAGTTGTTGCATGTTTGGGTAGGAACAGCCAAGCCCCTCTTTCTTCTGATTTGGTGAAGGATTGGCAGGTAGGCCTTTAAGTTTAGCCAAGTCATTGTTATTTTGAGTTGAGCCTGAAGCCAACCTTCCAGTATCCGTTCCCAATTGCCTGTACACGGTGTGTATCCTTCCTGTCTTTGGATTGATTGCATTAAGGTGTCCTTGTCCGAAAGAGGTGACTACCTTTTTTGACCCCGTATATCCAGGATAGTAGTCGTCATCCTCCTCGTTTCCCTTGCCCAGATACAGCTTTAGAAACTCGTCATCAATACCCTTCTGTTTCTTCAGAACTTTTTCCATAGCACTGTCCTTTTCTTCACCGGATTTGGCATCCTCAACGGTGGTGTCAAAGCCCAATGTCTTCAATAATGGAATGACTTGGCTTGACGACCCCCAGTTGACACTGCACCTAGGTCCTGTGTTGAACTCAGGAAACAGGCTCGGCGGGTCTTCAACGACAAACTTGGAAAGCTTAGGATGATTGAGGACATATTCATTGAGGTCTTCCAATGCCAAATCAAGGTTCCTCTTGTCCACTTCCATCTTCGATTTCCACTTCTCCGCATCCAAGTGTATGCCGCACCATTCCATATAAGCTATGACGATAACGAAATCACATTCCAGTTTGGCAGCCTTAAGACACTGCTTTTGCCTACACTCTTCTATCTGATGCTGTGCTATGTCATACAGGTGCACCACATCATCTGCAGCATACTTGACGGTGCTGTCTTCAATACCCTTATAATATATTTGACCCCTGACAGTCTTGTCTATATATATGCCGAGTCTACGTTCTGCAATGTCCTTAAGACTGTATGACACTCCATATATAGGGTCTTTGTGGGCTGGTGGGTAACCTAAATGTAGTACTTGCTCCACTATCATGGTGTCATACACGCTCTTGGGTATTATCCCATAGTTAAACAGCCATTGTAGGTCAAACTTGGCATTTTGAAGTACGAGATGCTTATTGTCAAGCAGGTCCTTATAGAGTGAAATGTCTATGGTGGAACAGTCGACCACTACCTGTATGGTCTTTTCCTTATTGCCGAACTGTGCCATGAGCAATTTACCGATGTGCGGGTCCAATCCGAGAGTCTCCGTATCAAACTGGATTATGTCCCAATCACATATCATTCTCAATGACTCTTCTGCGGTTATTACTTCATAGACATCACTATGGAATAAGGCTTTTTGCTCTGTAATAAGGTAAATCATGCTATCCCAGGTGAAGCCTATGTTTCTTGTAATCTAGATGACAAGAATATTTCCTTAAGAAATCAGTACCTATGATGCCATGCAATGTGAAGTTTCCGCTATCTTTGAGGACACTTGCAATCTTAGACAAGTCCGTAACCTGAAATTCCTGTTCAAAAGTGAACATGCCGGAATTGAAACACTGCCTGACCTTTCCTTCACTGGAGACTTCCCCACTTATTCCTGAAGTGCTTTCTCCTTCCGAAGATATGTAATTGACTTTCGGCAGCAACTTTAGTGTTTCCTTATCAAGATGGGACGTGTTGCTTCCGGTATCCAATACGAATGTGAAGTGCTGTGTTCCGACAAACAATGTTATGGTTGCCAGTCCCGTATCTCCAGCATTCGTGTCTATGTTTATGTACGCCATGCCTTATCTTTCTCCAGTGCCTTTTCCAAATCCATTCCTGTCCTCATCTTCCAGTTTGTTTACATAGACGAACTCAATTCGTCTGGAAAGCAGCCATTTCACCTTCTGCCAAAAAGTTGCCTTTTGTGACAGTTGTATCCTGAATTGGCAGATGCGGTCACCTTTGTTCACCTTACCGTCTTTCAGGCACAATCCCCCGAACTGCCACTCGTCATTGGAACCGTTATAGGCATTGTCAATAAGGCCTTCACAATTCCAAGGCAACAATCCGTAGGTATTGAAAGTGCTGCTCCTAGGAAGCACTGGAGCCTCAAACCCAGGAGGTAGCTTCATGGCCACGCCCAATGGTATCTTTACGGTAGGTATGGTAACCTTGTCGCCCACACATTGAGGGCCCGCATAGTCGAATGGCTTGTTGGCCCTAAGGTCAATCCAATCGCCCTTCTCTAAAATCGTAAGGGGCTTAGCCCCGTCAATGAGCCTTACGTAAACTATAGTCTTAAAAATCATTTCTTAGCGTATCTTTGAATAAACACCTTTCCATCTTTTTCGATGCTTTCATGCCACTCCTTCGGCAGCAAAGTTTCTTTGTTCTGCAATATCCAATCCAACTGCACAAGCAAATCCCTCCAATCAGACAATGTGTTGCCTTGTGGGTCCGTCAGGTCTGGTAGGTATAAGGAAGAATTCCATTCAAACACTACCGGCTTGGTTACATACCTGCTCACCACTATGAACCTGTATGGTTCTATGGTGTAGTTTTCCAATCCTTGGCAACTCTTACTTATTGCCTGCATCAGCAGCTCTGTGTACATGGCTGCCTGAAGGTAATACCTGTACTTGTAGAAGCTGCTTTCAAAAGTATATAGGTTACTTGTTGTCTTTATGTCACAAGGGATGATTCGTTTCTTCTCATGGTCAATCAGGACCAAGTCAAGCATACCCTTGAAGTCAATGCCTGTGATGTCATCTTTAACGGCATATTGCCATTGGAACAGCCTCTCTGTACTATCGAAAGGGTCGTCAGAGAAATACGATGAAGTCACAGTGTCAGACTTGAGGTTAGCCACACAAGCCACAGCATCTGAGTAGTCGGCTTCAGACACCAGTGTCTTTCCCTCATTTCTCTTAAGGAGATTGTAGTATTCACTACCCAACTCACGCAGCTTGAGGGCTCTCGTAGTTCCCTTCCAATTCTTTTGGTATTCATAGGAATCAGCTGCCAACAGTATGTCTTCATCGGACACTAAGGCCAACTGTTTCTCCTCATGACTTTCATGCAACTGGTCCATAATGCCTTTCACCGTATCTGACGGCAGCGATATGTCCACTACTCCATACTGTTGCCCAAAAGCTTCATTACCTTGGGTAAGCAGACAGTCGACCATCGAACCGAAAGACAACGATGGTGTCGTTAACGGCTCGAAAAGTGTGTCGACACACCCATACCCCTCTCTGTCATAGCGAGACAGAATGCTGTACGACAGGCCTTGGTATTTCCTGTATTCCTCTTCAGGCAGGTTAAGTCCTGCTTCCTTAAGCGTCATAATATTCTAAATCGTTTTGTTCATACCATCTTATATCTTTTCCTGTTACGGAGCGTATATGTTTGCCAATCTGCAAGAACAGGCCTTCAGGATAGCGTTCCTTGTCCCTAGCCAAAGAAGCGGGATGTCTCAGTTCAATAACCTTTCCTGACATCGGACTGACACAATCCTTGAAGGACTGTGCCTGTCTCCCGAAAAGGACATAAGTCATCCCCGTATTGCATAAGGAAAAGGCAGTCAGGAATTTCCTGATGAAAGGCCTCCAGTACAAGCTATGTGAGCCTGGTTTTCCAGGGCTCACCGTAAGTGAAGTGTTGAGCATCAGAATACCTTGTCTGGCCCAACTCTCCATCGTGATGTCAAAAGTCCTCTCAGGATGGGGCATGTCATACCCCATCAAGGAGTCCCTGATGACTTGTAGGGATGGCGACAGCTTCTTCTCGTCAGTGGCTACAGGATTGCCGAACATCAGTCCTGTGGCTTTACCTTTCACAGGATAAGGGTCCTGGCCCAAGAATACGGCTACCACATTCTCAGCTCTGCATTCTTTGAAAGCCCTGAATACATTCTTAGGTTCAGGATAAAAAGGTGACTTTTTGGATATGGTCCTGAGAATGTCGTCCAATTCTTTCAAGTCAATATATGGTAACCAATCCCCAAAGTATTCTTCCGCTTTCATTCTTATACTATTTCAGGTAGCTTTTTCACCTTCGACAACACCTTGTTCACTTGGTTGTCGGCATTATCGGTGATTTCAAAATCATCCACATTCACCATGAATGGGCTTAGGTCATGTATGACAACAGGCAGTCCTTTCTCCTCTGTTTCTTTCATCATCCTTATGCCTTCAATATTCAAGTGGTAGGAAGAGTCAAAAGACATGCTTAATGGAATCAAGTACTCTTTCACATACCTGCCTAATGTCTTATCCTTGAGCAAAGAATAGCTGATATGCAGCATAGGAGAATGAAATGTTGATTCCATGACCTTTCTCTTATCTCTTTTTTTGGCTGATATGGTCATAATGATGAGAGGGTTCATGTCGGAATTCCACAGTACGCCTTTTTCCATATAGTATATGTTCTCCTTAAACAGTAGCTTAGAGGGCGATAGGATTGAGTTTTTCCAGTTTATGATAAATCCACCGATTTTATTTTCACTATATATCCTAGTACTGCCCACAGTATGATATATGTTACCAAGCTCTTTTACCGTTGTGTCAGATTTATTGACGTAGTCTAACAAAGCTATCGGAATCTGATAATCATCAGCATCTTCCACACAACGGATAAAAGAGTACCATGAACTGCGAATACTACTGCTTACGTTAGGCTTCTTAACCCAAGAAAGGAATAGATAATTAGTTAGTTTTATTATATCATCTCTCATACTTCAGTTGTAAATAGCATTTGGTCTGCAAGGTATTCGGTTTTGAATGGAAGAGGCCTGTCAATCAACGGACAACACCTGTTGGTGCACCAGTTGACGAATAAGTTCGTCATCAGGGAGGCTATCATATTGGCGCAATAAGATGTCTGCTTATACGAGCATACCGTACTCTCTGCTTCACTGTCGTCAAACAGCCATTTGTCCTCATACTCCTTCATGTAATAATCATCATTTCCAGTGATGCAAAACACCTGCATCATTTCAGCGGATAGCCTTCCGTCTATCAAGAGGAAATTGTCTTTGTTCTGATGAAATTGTAGCGTACTTTTCCAGTTTTGGTAAGCCTCCTTTCTGGCCGCCATATTATCAAAACCACACATCAGCACTGGTTTGACAGATGTGTTCTCGGTCAATTGTTCCCTGTAACAGTCCACACGGTAATAGTTAGAATATCTCTTAACTATATTTTCCATCTTGACTACTTTAGGGTCACCTATGTCATTTAAGCTAAACATCTGCCCTGCCATATTGGACATACTCACCACGTCATTGTCAATAATGGTCAAACTATGGGGATTAATCCTGGAGAGCATGAACACCAACCAGCTACCTATGCCACCCACTCCTGCAACCATTATGTCAGTGTTTTTCACTTCTTGGAACCAAGGTGCTCCACTAAACCGTGTGGTAGTGGCATTGACGGCATCGGACCTGTTTATGATCAAATCTGAATAACTCATATTATATGTAATCTTTTACTATGTTGATTATGGTTTTTATGCATTTGTTCTGCTCAAATGGCTGTAATTTACAAACTAAAGCTTCAGCTATCCTAGACCCGTTATCCATTTCCGACTGACTGTCTTTTCCAGGATTGCCTGAGTTGTACAGTAGGAAGTTCAACATGCTGTCTATCCAAGATGCAAATACCTTGTTTCCCTCGTCAATATCACCAAACCTCTGCGAATACTCTTTTTCCATGTGATAGGTGATGTAATAGCTCAGGTTGCATGTCTCATACTCGAATATGTTCCCTGTCACCAACTGTGCTGCAATGTCTGAAATGAGCTTGTCATTTTCCTGCTGGAAGATGGAATGTATAGTGGTATCACCTAAGCTGTTCGGCATAGAAGCTATTAATGATGCACTGGTACTTGGATGGCTGAAGAAGTCAGACCCATATCCCAGTCCGTCATCATACTCGTCCATATTGAACGTGTAGTTTGGCTTGGACGATGTCCTGTTGTGCGTGTCCACGCCTTTCTTGCCTTTTATTTCCTCAAGACGGTCTATGAAACTGAAGAGGCTGTTCGGCTCTTGCCTGTCTATGTCCATGAGGAAATACTCCACATAGGAATCATTGGTCTCATAAGAATCAGTAAACTTCTTAGCTCCCTCACCGAAGAAATTGTAGCATCCCGTCTCCTTGACTTTGGATATGGAGTTCACTTTTCTTGTTAGAGCTGCTTGGTATTCTCCTTTGTTGTTTACGATGAGACTGACGATGTTGTTCTTGGATTGTCCTTCCTGTAGGAGTGTGTTGAGGTCCGTACCACTGAAAAAGCAGTTGAAGGACTGATGTGAGTGTATGATGCCTACCTGGCAATCCAACAGGTCATTCTCCGCCATGAATGATATGATGTCGGTATCTTCGGACCATTCGGTATAGGTACTTGTGCCGATGTCCATCAGCAGCAGGTCTCTGCATATGACTGTCAGGCTTCCGTTTTCAAAGCTTCCCTTATAGTCATAGAACAATGCCCCCGACCATTCCAATGTAGGTACGGAAGCGCATGCCAACCTGATTTTCTCTTCTACATCAGGAGGGATTATCATCTTCAATTGTCTGTCGTTCTTAATCAATTCCATATTATTTCTTATTTCTTGTAGCATAAAGTACTGTAGCTAGCTGTTCTATCCTATCATGTAGGAAAGTAATTGCTTCGGGGGACAATACATAGTGATATTTCGTATCGTCAATTTTTGTCTCTTCTAGTATAATTTGTTGAACCTCCTTTCCCTTGAAACGAATTTCAGAAGGTTTAGTGAATGGTGGTACCGGATCCTCTTGTCCCGAATAAGTGTTTATAACACCACCAGAGCTTATTGTCACGGACTTTAATAATTTTATGAAAATGAGCTTTTCCCACATGGTGGAGGCGGTAGCTTCATCCATGTCATCTAAGGACTCCAAGAAAACGTTACTGGCCAGAATGATGAAATCTGTAAATGGTGTCGTTTCCCGAAAACTGTTGACGACAAAAGACCAATTTAGTTTTTTTGATTTCAACAGCTTTTTAATAGTAGGCTCTAAATAGTCTATACAGTAGTCGGGTACCGTATAGGATTTGATATAGTCCGCATAGGAACGTACAGAAACCTCCTCAGTGATGTCTTTCATATAGACGTATGGTACCCCTTGCAAGGATTCTACCTTGAGACAGTTATCCAATTCAAGCCAAAACAGTCCCCAAAAATCTATCGAACAATCCGTATCTAATGTCAGCATGGTCATTATGATTGGGCCACTTCCAAGACAAGGGGAAGACCATTGTGCCTTAGTGTTGTGAGTCAGGTGGCTATGCCTATACTCATGTCTGTAATGCCGATTGGAAAATGTCGTCCTGGCCCAGTATATTTTTTGGTATAATGTCCCATTGCCCCTAATCGGGATGTTGGCATACATGTCTTCTATAAGGGTGGAATCTCCCTGTTCATTAGTAATCGTGAGATTATGGAAATGGACGACTATGGAGTATATTGGCATGCTCGACTTCAGTAGACTTTTTTCAGTGATGCTGCCCAGGAATTTCTGCATCATTGAAGGGTTCGTTTCCAGTGATGACAAGTATTTGTCTCTGATATGGCAATACGTAAAGTCATCTACATCTATACAAAGCCAATCATATAACTTTTCAAGTGGTGTGGGTATTGAAAGCTCATGCCAAGGAAGTTCCCCCGTGAAAGGTTGCAAGTCGACCTTATCTTCTCCGAAGTGTTCGACAGCAGATTGGTAGACATCCATCACTTCTTTTGGAGGATTGGCAATGCCGCTTATCACATCTTTAATCTGCTTCTTCAACGTATCTATAACCATTATGTTTTGTTTGTGAGAGTTTAAAAAATAAGGGGAGAACCATCAGCTTTCCCCCTATAGGTAAGTGTTAATCGTCTAAGTGCGAGAACAGGTCCTTGATGTCCTTTTCACTTAAGTTGACTGAAGTGACCACGTCTGGTTTGCCTGTCTCCACTTCCTTAGCCGAGATATACCCTTTGGCTACCAACAGGTTGGTCAGTTTGTCACCACAAGTTACCTTTCTGCACTTCTTAGTCTGCACAATAGGATTTTTAGTGGGGATGTCTTTGGATGTGGCACGGCAAGCCGCTTTTTTCTTCACTACAGGCTGGGAATGCTTGTTGCAGAAGTCAACCAGTTGGATAGTCTTACACCGTGTGAAGTTGTCTCCGAATTTCTTTGCCACTGTTTCTTGGAGGTTATTGTCCTTAATGTATTTGTATGCTTCGTTTCTGTTCGTCACCATACCGTTTTTGATTTTGTTTTGTCTTTCCGTAAGCCTTATGACTAGGTTGTTTGTCCTGTTCCCTTTCCAAGGTAGGTTTGAAGGTAGGATGGATTCGTCACCTTCAAATGTTGTCTTGGATATGCCCTCATAAAAGGCCATGTCTGCATAGTCAATCCCATTCTTCACCATATCTTCCTTGAGCTCCCCAAGAGTCTCTGCCTCACTGGTGAAATCGGTGCGTGTTTGTGTCCTTGAATTGACTACGGTAATGTTTCTTGCTTCCATTTCTAATTAATTTTTAATCGTTAAACAATTGTTTTATGTAGGCCCTGAACCTACCTTTGTCTTGCCATTTGTGGTAGACGTCACTTATGTCCTTCGTGCCTTCGATTTTAGGTAACTTAAGGTTTATGAAGCCTGTCTCATTTGCCAGTCTCTCACCGTCCATGAGGCCCACTTCATCATTGTCCAGGATGATATATACCTTCTCATACCTACTACGTAGGCTATTGCATGCCGTCTTGCTGATGCCATACCCTTCCCCTTGTATGTATATTGAGGGGATGCCGGTGTTGGCTGAGAGGCATAAGCAATCTTTCAAAGAGGAACATATGCATATCCTATCTCCAGTAGGAGGAACTTTCGTCCACAACCCTATCACGGACTTGTCGTTCTTGTTGAGCCACTTCCTGCCGGCCGTATTATAAGGCTGGTACACTTTCAATGTGGTATTTCCTTCCTTATGTTCCACATAGACGTAGGCATGTGGGTCAGTGCCAAATACGTAACGTTTGTCTCCTATCGTTATGATGGTATGGCTGATGGGGTACACCTCAGCCCACTGAAGCCAGTTCAACGGTATGCCGAAAGAGTTCCAGTATTCGATGTCCCTCTTGGCCCATTTCCTTATCTTCACCTGTAGGGTGGACGATTTGGGATTGGACCTGTCTTTCAGTTCGGAGTAGACGCTCGTAACCCTGGCAGTCGCTATGGAGCTGCTTTCAGTTATCTGTGACAGCAGCCTCTTTTGCAATCCAGGTCGGTCAAGCCCCCACATGGTGCACAGCAAGTCCAGTATGGTGCCGTGTTCATTGGTGGCGAAATCCCTGAACTTAATCCTACCACTGTCCGTGGCATATACCCCCATAGAAGGACGGTTGTCCTTCCGTAGGGGGTTATTGACGGTACATGGAATCTTGTCTATGCCCAAGTATATGGCTGCCAGTTCCATCTCTGAAATCCTATCAAGGATGTCAAGGTCGGAAAAGGAATCCCGACCTGGACTGAACGCCATCAATGTTAATTGAAGAAAGGGTTGTCTTCGGGCTTTCCGAAAGGGTCGTCACCGATAGGACGGCTCTCTTCCATAGGAGTGCTGTCCACCACATATTCCTTAAGGGCACATACCTGGAACTCACTGGAAGGATAGGCACCAGCTTCCTTAGCAGCCTTGAGGTCGGCTTCCAACCTGTCATAGGCAGCCACATTGTTGCGAAGGAACATACGGGTGTAGAAAGCTTGGTATTGTTTTCCTTCATTGGATGTACGAACACCGAAGAGCACCTTAACGGCATTGTTGGGTTGGAGGGCAAGGGCCGATTGCAGCTCCTTAAAGTCACCTTTGAACATGCCTGCAATATTGTCGAATCTCGCCTGACACTCGTTGAGGTTAGGTGCAGGAACCCATTGCTGGTTCTTATAGACCATCGGGTTGGGGATGTTCAGGAATGTCTTGAAGAAGTTGGTGAGCTCCTCTTCCCCTTGGTAACAAGGACGGTAATTGTTGGTGATGTTGGCTTTGTTGCCGTTACTGTATGTCGGTATGACCTTAGCTTTGGCATCGTCGATGGTGACCCATGCGGTACGTGCATATTCGTCAATGACCTGCACTTTCGTCTTGTCACGGTTAAACCTATACTGGTTACGTAGGAAGAAAGTCATCCTCGTCTTGATGTCTATGCCGTCATTGCTTTCGGGGACAGTATGCAGCAGCACATCGACACGTGCATACTCTATCTTCTTACCGTCCACTTCTTGTGTCCCGACATAAACGGGTTCATTCTCCAATTCCATACCCATGAGTTCTCTCAATTGGGCCTTGTTGGGGTTTATTGCTAATACGTTTACTGAGCCTACTCCAATATATCGTGAGGGTACAAATGCTTCTTTAGATTCTTGACCAGCTGAAAATGCCATAAGCGTGATATTCTTACGATTTACCATATTAATAAAAAAAATAATTTAAAATTAAACACTCTATTAAAATTCAAAATACAATGAAACACCCAACTTAGGTGTTAGGGTTTGCTACAATGAAAATGGGAGGTCGTCATCACCCTCTGCTCCTCCATCTTCCATCTCAAGGGATAGTGCCGAAAACTCAGCATGCGTATCCACCGTATTGTCAACCTTCGGCTGTTCCTCGGATACCGTTTCATCCGTCACATTTTCCTCCTTCACTTCATTGTTCTCTTCCTTAGGAGGAATGATGGTGTCAGGATAACGCAAGGTGTACACGGTCTTACGGATGGTACGGCCGTTCTTATCCGTACCAGCCTCTACCACTTCCATGTTGATGAGGTCTTCCGTACCGTATCCTCCCGTAAATTCACGCACTGGCTTTTCAAAAATCTCCTGTTGTTGGTCAAGCTCTTCAATTTCCATCTTGAACTTAGACAGCTTTTCCTCCAGTTGCTTGCGCATTTTCTCTTCCAAGGCATTCATCTGCTCTTGGAGACGGGTTTTCTTCTTTACGATTTCTGAAACGTTTTGGGCAACTCTCTTGATGGTCACCGCTAAGTTTGCATTGGACATAGCCATAATCAATAAACTAAAATCTAATTAAAAAACATCTTTAAAATAGGCTTTTTCTAGCCATAGTACTCATGCATGGCCTTTACGACCAAGCTGAGGTCATTGGGAATGAAATCCTCTTCAAACATACCGTCAGGCGATTTGGCAGGTATCTCAATGGACCCGACCTTGCACCTATGGGTGTAGAAGCCATAGGAAGCGGTTCCCTTATCATCATATTGCACTGCTGAAAACAACACCATCGGCACACATTCCACAGGGTTATACTGCGTTATGAGCAGCTTACCTACTGTGGCCACTTGGTATCCTATTATGCCGCCGTCACTGACGACATCCTCACAATGGAGCATGAGAAAAATGTTAAGGTCATCCCTCAGTAGTTCACATGTCTGTATGATGCTTTGGAAATGCTGGGCCAACTCGGTGTATTTCACATTGTTATCTATAGGGCTTTTTATCCCTATATTCTTACCCTTTAATTCGGATAAGGTCGGCATACATTTTCATCCATTAGGATGAGGAACACTCGTGGGTCTATTATATTTATTCAAGACCTATGCTCTACACTACTTATTAACCTTTCGCCATTTAATAAGTTAGCACGGTATTCCCATCTCAGGGTTCACCGTTTTTGCTCCTTGATAATCCCAAGTATTCCTACTCAGGACGGCAAATCTATCATATTTTCTTTGCAAATAAATTGAAGCATCTTGATATAAAATAGCAGAAACATAATCTGCATTATTTCCAGTTACACTTATTTTACAAACATCTGACTTAGTCCTTTTGATGTGGTGTACAGATTTAAATCTATTAGGAAAAGCTGTTTGAATACCAGACAAAAAGTCTTTTGTTCCTATTATACTCAACTCTAATCTCCCAGATTTAGAAAATGTTAGACACTCATCCCCATCAACATACCCTCTAATAAATGGATAAACCAGTAAAGGGTTATTAAATATTGAGGTATTTGGAAATTTTAGAGTTAAAGATTTTTTAGGAAAACATCCTAGACTAATTAGTTTTTCCTTTAAATGTTTATCACACACTTGAAAGGAGCATTTGCTGTAATGTTTATAATTAAGTGAAACAATTCCATAAGATATTTTATTTACAGTGGCTTTAAAGAAGTCTTTTAATTTTTCTAAATGATTATGGTCTTCTGCCTTAAGAGTGACAGCTACCACTATAAACTGCAGATTTAGAAATACTAAGACTTTTTGAAATCTCAGTAATAGTTAACTTCTCATTTACCATCTTTGGAAGTACTGTATCAATTTGCTTATAATGTTCTTTTGTAAACTTCATTGTTAGTTATTATTTATTGATGATTTTATCTATAAACAATAATAACAACTAAATCTACTTAAACAAACATAGTTGCTGAAAATTTAATATTAATTTTACCATAACCCGTTTCTTTTGCTCTCTTAAAGTATTCCTTCCTCATCACATAAATGGCATCGTCAATGACGATATTTTTTATGTTTGGCAGGTTCTTGCTGGCACTTGTCAGGTAATTTATCACCTCAGCGTAGGTATCAACTTGGAAGATGTTATTGTTTTCCTTATTGTACAGCTTGGTACTACCCTTAAAGGGCAACCTCTTACCAAGGATATTGAACACTATCGTCTCTTTGGGATTCAACCCCTTGATGCTCGTTGATTTCCCAGTACCACTGGCACCTAGGATAATCGTGCAATTAGCCATTATACATCATTCATAATCATAAAATGTTTATCTATTCATAATAGGGAGCCAAATCTTCCGAGCAGTTGTTCTGCAAGTACTTGATTAGCCTAGCCCTCATCTGTCTGATATTCTCCGTAGAGGTGTTGGTCCTTTTAGCCATGTCGCAACCCCTTACGGCAGGCCTGCCAATACCATAATAGTCACGAAGAAATTCTTGGTGCCTTTCGGAAAGGGTGTCCAAGCATTTAGAGATGGCTTCAGTGATGATGTTCCTGTCAGTCATTTCTTCAGGCGTGACTTCAGAACTGGGAAGTGCCAAGGTCAGTTCCTCATCATCATCCGTGACAACCGTGTCATGGAACCTGTCATAGTCACAATGCAAGGCGAAATTCCGTACGGTATCCTTAGTCATCCCGGACAAGTCCACCAACTCTTCTATGGTAGGCTTCCGCATGTGCTCACTGGTGAATATCGTACTGATTTCAAAGAGCTTGTTTATGGATGACTTTTGGGATTCAGGCAGCCTTATGGCATCTTGACACCATTGTATGTACCGCAGGATGCGCATCTTAATCCACCATGAGGCATAATGTGGGAAAGGTACGTTCTTATCAGGATTGAACTTGTCGATAGCTTCATTCAAGCCTATATACCCCTCCTGTATGAGGTCGTTGATGTGCAGCTTATGGTTGGCATAATCAAGGGCTATCCTCACCAACAGCCTGGCATTGCATTCTCCCAACTGCTTACGCGCCTCAGCATCACCTTTTTGTGCTTGCAAGATGAGCGACACTTGTTTATTGGGTGATAACAGGGGTAATTTCCTTATGTCCGAAAGGAAAGTCTTAAATAGGGGATCTTTCCTATATAGGGCAATTTTCCTTCTCCCTTTCTTATTCCTCGGCTGTCTTTTCTTCATGGGTTTCACTGGAATTGGATTCAACATTCTTTTCCATATTGTCCCTCAGTCCGGCAATGTTCAGCCCGACCCTCATGGACACTATCCCTGCCAGGGTATGTATAGAACTGGCTTGTGTAGCCACCAAGTCCTTGTTGAGGTCATCCAGCTTGTTGAAGTTCTCTTCCTTCAACCATTCTTGGGTTACTTTCTGCACTTCACCCAATTTTTCACGCAATTGAATCAGCAATTCAAGTTCTTGTTCCGTCATTGTTCCTTTGTCTAAAATCGTTAATCAAATCATCAAGGCTTGGCGTATGCGCACCAAGTGTGCAGCCAAGCAAGCCTGGTGTAATCCCATAGTTCTCTTCCAAATGGCTGAGTATGTTCCTTTCCGTGCATCTGCCGTCCTCAGAATAGAACCCCTTCACCATTTTAGCGTCTTCATACAAGCCACAGAAAGGTGTTTCCTTAGCTGCAAAGTTACCCTTTATGCTTCGGGCTTTCTTCTTTTCCGTCACGTAGCCCTCATTGTAGGACTGAAAGACCAACCCTTCATGTCCTGATAGCTTCTGCTGTAAGGATTCCATCAATAGTATGGAGTCCCTGTCATAACACAAACATATTTTCAGCATTCCATAAGATATATTCCCATGCAGAAGAGTGATAATGCCAGAATCAGCACTACATGATAGGCTATCCTATAAACCTGTTCATTTCCCACATATTTTGGTGGTAATCCTTGAGGAAGTTCCTTACTCATTTGCCTCAAGCAGTCTATATGGCCCGCCAACATGGACAATATAAAGGACAGCATAAATAATACCTTTACTACCATGTCAATATGAAAGGCTTAACAAGTATGTAAAAGAAATCCAGTATCAGAAGAGGCAGAACTACCTTTGGGTTAGTCAGGTACGATAAGCTACGCACCAGCTTATTCCCTTCGGCATACTTACGGATAGCCGTTTTTACTTCCTTGTCACTAGTGACCGTCAGCAAGCAGGCAGCCATGCTTGTCATGATGAGAAGTACAGGACCGACAAGTACCATTAATGAATACATATCATTCGTCTTTTATGAGTTCATAAAAATAATCTAAGGGAAGAACGGCTATAGGTGACCTGTCGGTCAGCTTACATGCGATGACGAAAGGCTTGTCCTTCATTGTGCATTCACCAGCTATCTTATGATAGTTAGGCATGTTGCGTGTGGCCTTAGCCTGTATGTGGCAAGGCAGCTTACCTTCAATGTCCACTATGTCCACCTTGGCATCATCAATGCGCTTGGATTCTGAACGTGCAGAGACACATCCTGCATATCCGACCTTCTTAAGGTTATTGATGATTTCCAATTCCCAGCTGTTGCCCTTCCGTCGAGCTTTCCTACCAATATATGACCTTTTGGTGGAAGGGTCGCACCATTTGACGGTGACCCCTTTCATACTACTCTCTTTGATAGCCCTCATTTCCAGTTGACGCTTAGTCAATCCGGTGGCCTTGACGGCCTCTTCAATATCGGCATACATGGTCTCACTACCATCCGTGCCTATGATTCTTACGCAGGTGTTCAAGTTCTTTCTCATCAGACATACGTAGCATTAGACATTTCTTCCAATATATATTCAGGGGAGTTGTACTTTTCGTAGTCAGTGATTTCGTCAGGGCGTGGCATTTCCTTAAAGTAGTTTATCTCCCCAAAGAAGTTTATTCCCACCTCAACGTCACATTCTCCGAAACGGTTCTTGAGTATCTGGCAAACCCTGAATCTCCCAAGCATCTTATCCATCTTATATCCATGATGTTCTTTTTGCTGCATCTTGACTGGGTCATAGATGGCAATCATGGTGTTGCAGTCATTCACACATTTGTAATTAACACAAGGCTCTTTATCCTTGTCTCTAGCTTTCATTTATACACTAGTTTAGACTATATCTTTCACTTGTTTCATATCTTCACAGATTTTTACTTCAAGCAGTGCCCCGCTTTCGTGGGGGATTTTATAGCCGCAGCTTAACCTGTTAGGCATTACCCCTAGTCGTTAGGCGTTCTCCACTATTACTAGTGGGTTTAGCACAGGAACTGCCTCTCGGCTTTACCCTGTTTAACGGAGTTTAAGGAATACTGTGTAACTTATTTTAAGTAGACTGCTTTACACTAGTTAGTATTCCCTGAATCTTTAGAATCATTCATAGTAAATGAGGTCATCTTTGACTGTAATCTTGCTTGGTTTCCCTGCTCCCTATTGGCTTGTTGAACGACAACTGGGGATATGCCACACATCTCCCTCAACGTCACCAGATAACTGGAAGCTAGGTCTATCTCCTGTTTCAATGTCCTTCCTGTTCTTGGCCTAAGCAAACCTATATGGTCTATGACAACTACGTATGTCAAGTTGGGATTGTTGGGAGTGTATATCTTACGGGTTGATGTTTCCGAGAAACTGCCCAATTCCTCCAACCTACTGTGTAGTATGGCATACATGGAATCGGCATTGACGTTCTTGTCATAGAACTCAATCTTGGAAGACACCTTTTCAATCCAATCCCTGCAGCTAAGCACAAGCTTATAGCTTTCCTCATCCAGCACATAGTCCTTTTTCCTGGAAGTGATTTCCTTATAGGACAGGACCTTTCCATATCTCTCAAAGATATAGATGGAAAGGAGCTTGATGAACATGGATGTCCTGGACATTTCCAAAGACATGAACAGCACCTTGTAGTTGTCGTCCTCCAGATGGGCCATCAAAGGCTTGTAGACGAACGAAAAAAGGCTGAACGAACTTTTACCACTTCCCGAAGAGCTGATTATCAACGTATAGTTAGACTTCGTCACTCCGTCAATGATGCTCTCCACTTTCGGTAGGCCCATAGGAGCTCCGGCATTCAAGCCATTCCGGCCCCTATCAACTTCAGACATTATATCTTGAAACACACTCATAGCATCCTCATAGTATTCGTAAGCTGCCCATTCTCGCTCATGGCTTCCAGGTTAATCCAGTCATTGTCTACGATAAACGCATCCAACGTGCTGAATTGGTAACCTGAGCTTTTCCCCTGCTCTATCAGGTCAATTATCTTCTCATGATACTCCCTGTTCCAATGTATGTACTTTCCATAGTTGAAATAAGCCTGTTCGAGGGAATCGTATTTCTTTGAAACCCTGCGTAACTTATATTCCATTCCATTGACTATCGTGCTTAAAGGATAATGCTCGAACAGTTCCTTTCCCATGTCGAAAGAACTCCTGAAAAGGGCCTTTTCAAAGTTCTTGTTCAATGGCACGGAATGCGGATGGAATTTCTCACCCGTGATGGGCATCTTGTAATCTTTCAATATCACTTGCTTATCCTGCAAGTTCTTAACCAGTGTGTGAGTGTTGGTCCTCACATTCTCGGAGAGGTCGAAATATCTCTTCACTATGTCTCTTGCTGCCGTCCCGTCACGGGAAGCTATCAGAATCTTTATAAAGAGGAGTTCGTCAGGCTTGAGCTGGTACCTCTCCAAGAAACCAAGCTCTTCCTCCAATTGCATGTCAGTGTGCATTGACCGTTAAAGATTTTCAATCAAGTCATAATCTGCACGTTAGTCGGCATGAGCCGCTTTAATTAATCTGTATTCTTCATTATTCTCTAATATCTGGAGGCAAACTGTTTCAATGGCTCGTCATACGTCTCATAAGGCTCACCACGCAACACTTTCATGAGATTCTCCTCATCGAGTATCTCACATTCGTCTCCGGCACATGCCTTTCTCCACCACTCCACCTCCACGGTGTCCCTCAGTATCAAGGTAAAGAACTCGGCTTTTTTCCCGTCACAATACCTTACCACACGTCCCCTTGACTGGGTATGTTTGGTCTTTGAAGAGTCTATTCCCATGACGATGCCCACGGACAGGTCAGGCACGTCAAGTCCTTCTATGGCCAATTTGACGGAATGCAGCACTCCGGATTTCATGGCCTTGAACTTGTCAAGGGTGATGCGGTTGGCCTTCTTGCTGTCCTTGCCGGTATAGACAAATCCCTCCTTGAACCTTTCTGCCGCTTCAACGGAAGCGGAAAAGGTTATTATCTTACTGTCTGGACGATGGGCTATTATCTCTTCGGCTACCCGCAGTTTTTCAGGATGGTTGGCGATATACTTCTTACGTGCCTGTATGGCCCTCAAGAACTCGACGGAGTGGATGGTGACCTCCTTAAGGACATCCTTGAACTTAGACGGGTTCGAACATAGTCTCCTGGCATATTCGTTCTTGTGCTTCCAAGCGTCTTTTGAGCCTACCATCTTCATGACGGTAGGGAAGCTGAAGTCGAAGAACTCAAAATGTTCAGTGAACTTGCGTGTCAGGTTGTCATATACCTCCCTGTCTTCAGGTTCCAGCACCACCACATATTCCTTATAGTTGGAAATCCAGTTGTTGGCAAGGCATTCCTGTATTGATATGGTGTCACATACCGGGGCATACCTGTTCAGCAGCACATGCTTGCCGTCGACCCTCTCGAACGTGGCCGTAAGGCACATAATCATGAAGTAGTCTATCTTCTCAAATACCTGACTGAAGGTGTCCGCAGGATACCGATGAGCCTCGTCAAGTATAAGAAGGTCACATTTACGACGGCATTGTATGGCCGTATTGATGACATATACCGTGACATGTCCCATCAGGCAGCCATGACTTTTCAAGTCTTCCTGCCATTGTTCCTGCAAACCCGTAGTGGGAACCACTACGATGATGCTCATGTCGGGGTGCTTGACTTGCAGCCATTTGATGGTGTTCAACGCTACCCTGGTCTTGCCGAATCCGGTGCTGGCCACTATGGTGGCATGGCCGTTAGTGGCTTTCCACCTTTCTATGCACAAGGATTGCCTATCGTCACGGCTCATCTTTTTCATGGCCATGACTATGAGATTTGCCTATGTATGTCCCATCCCTTACTTTCAGCCACTTCCTCTATCTCAGCTATCTTTTCCTCCCATTGTCGGGCTTGTGCCTCACACCTCAGTTGGAAACGGTAAAGGACTTTCTCAGACAAGAGCTTCAGCTGTGCCGAGGTGAAGTTCTCATACTTGTCCTTACGCAAGCGATACATCTGCTTGAACTCGGCATATGTCAGACCGTCAGGTTTCACCTCCAGCCTTATGGACGGGTTGAGCTGCTCACGTTGCTTTATCACTTCCAGCCTGTTACGTGCCTTTCCCGTTTCAGGGTCACGCTCGAAAAGCTCCTGCTGCATCTCCTTTTGCGTCAAGTAAAGTCCCATCTTGACGATGAAATTAAGGGTGATGTGTGCGGTGTCACATATTCCAAGAGAATACATGCTTGCCTTGAGAACCAAGCCTATCGGCACCCTCTTGAACTCATTGGGAATCTCGGACATCAAGGCACTGATGGGATATGTCTCCACTACACTCTGAGTCAACGTCTCCTTATTCTTATGTATCAGGGCTTGTATGTCCTCATAACAGTGCTGGTAAGTGTAGCTCTTTTCCGCACGCAGCCACCTGACGAGCAGTTCCGCACGGCAATGCTGTATTTGGCTTTCGACCATCTTTATCAATGTGTATCTTCCAGGCTGTTTCATGCTGTCGTTATAGAGCATCTGTCGGCAATGGTCATAGTACTTCTGCAATTCCAACAAGTCACAATCCATCAGTTTCCTCTCTTGCTGCACACCGTTTACATTAGGCCCTTTCCAAATGTAACTTTCAAGGTTTTTCTTTTCTTTAGTCATTAAGTTCTACTTCTATAAAATTATCGGATTCCCCGTCAGGAAAACCCACATCCACATCTTTTACCGGTTCCTTAATCGGTATGAACTTGATGAAGTGCACTCCCGTATTCTTGTATGGTACAAAACTCGTGCCATCATACCAAGTGTCGACACCTTCCTTCACATACCTTACCGTAATGAAACCTGTTTCTCCCATACTGACGTAAGCTTGTACCCAGTTTGGAAACTGTGTACACATCACGTATTTGAAGTCTGGGGCGGAGGGCTCCAAGTCTTCAAATACGTATGTGACATAGTTCAGCCAATCAATATGTCTAGCACGGAGTATCCCTTTGAAAGTGTACTCCTGTGCCATATCTAGGTCATTTTTACTTTCTTTTTAGATATGCCTACGATATCCTTAAGGTCCTTAAGCGTCATCCTTTGGGCGAGGTTAGCCATCACCTTTTTGTTTTTGGCTTTTATGAGCATCTTTGTGGTCTCTTTCTCCTCCTCAGTAAGAAGGTCATAATCCCGTAGCAAAGATACTTTCTCAGCATATTTCAGAGCAGCGACATCATAGCCCTTAATATAAGCATCAGGGTTAGTTTTGATTCTTTCTCCCTCGTTTTCCAAAAGTGCGTCTATCATTTTTTCAGTAGCCGTAGATATGTCGTTGAATGACAGCCATCGGACAACAGTCTTAGGAGACATTGCCTTATTGACAGCAATTTGCATACCAATATTTTCATTGTACATAGCGATGTCGTCAGGATGACATATGGACACTCCCAACGTGACAGCAGCCTTAACCGGTCCGACTAGCATGTCGTCACTGCTGAGAGAGGTGTAATGGCCTCCTTTAGCTCCTTTCACATGAAAGAGTTCCAAGTCTTTGGGTATTTCAGACACTACAGCTGCAATCGTGAACTTATGGATTTGTCCTTCAAAGTCTATAAATTGACCGAGTCTGTAAAATTCCTTTTTCTTTATCATTTTTTCGATAGGTTAAATTACTTATTGTCCTGCATTAGTTCTAAGTCATCACCTTCCACCCTTTGCTTAAGGATGACATAATTGTCATGACCCACACATGCCAACTTGGCAGTGTTCATGGCCGTATAGATTCTGATAGGTTGAAGACCACGAAACATAGTACGTTTGCATACGAGATACAGATAAGCTTTTTTCATCTTGTTAAAATTTAATTATTATTTGTTTTTGGAATTTGCATTCCTAAATTGTTCTACCGCCGTCTTGATGAGATAAGTCACCACCATTCTCCTTGCTGCAGGTAATGAACTGGTTTTTTCAGAGATTCTCACCCCCTCGTTTATGATGAAGTCCGTTTCCAGCTGATTGTCCCAGTACATGTTGTCCAGGGGTTTAAGGCCAGTACTTCCTAAAGTGGACATGATTTGCTTGATGCCTTCCAACAGCTGGGTCAGCTGTTCCTCTTCCGTTTTAGGTGCTTTCGTTTGCACTTCCATTCCAAGGTCTATGTCCTTAATGATGTCGTCAATCATTTTTTATGATTTTATACACACTAAAAATGCCCGACCAGCTGTTACACTAATCGGGCATGTTTTGTGGTATGTTTGTAATATGATATTCTTACACGAGCTGTCTCACGTAATTGGTATAATTCGGTTCTTCGGCATAGCCTATCCTTTCCAAGAACCGGTAGTAGTCACCGCCTTTGTACTTATATTGTACATAATCACGATATGCTACTACAGATTCTTGCCAGGTGTTGAACTTATAGTATCCTTTCTTATGGCGAAGACCAAACAGGTTGTTATATCGCTTACAGACATGTGAAGTGTAATGTCCGGTTTCCAGTTTGGCTTGTGCCAATACTATGTCAGGATGTTTCACTCCACGCCTGATTAGCTCCTTGCGTAAAGTCGAGTCATTGAGCTTGGTTTTATCGGCAGATTTAATGCTGTCTGTAACAATGACCTTTTCGACCGGCCTCATAGGCATCTGTATCTCTGTCTTGACGGGTTTGTAGAATACAGAAGCAGCGACTGCAAATCCGATGATTGTACCTCCTAAAGAATAGAAGGCATTTTGATAAAATGTCGATATGTTCATAGTATGAAAATCGTCTTGACCAGCTAAGTGAAAGGTTTGTTTTGCCCAGGTGACTATGCTGGTCTTTTACAGGCCACTTGGGCAGTAGCCGGACTATCCGGCCGTATGTTCCTCTTCCATTGCGGACAAGGCGGCAAGAGCTTCCTTAACGGTTCCGTAAAGGTGCTTCTCCAAACACTTCTTAACTTTCGGAGCAGCGTTCTTCTTGACGAAAAACTCTACCGTGTAGAGGAATACCGTACCTTTTTCGTTAGTGCTGGCCGTTATGCCAGTCACCACTCCCTTACGGTACCCTTGGAAACTCGTCACTACCACCTCTTGGTTGAGGTCATATTTTGCGGCCATATCAAGGCCTTTTGATTCATCTATGATATGAAGCATCTGATTGATTTTTTAAAATTGTTATTAACTCAAAAGAATAGTGTGTACGGGATAGACAAGATACGGTAACCAAGGACTTTATACCAAGGGTTTCCGATGTCCAAATCGACATCCTTTGTCCTATCCCTAGCAATACCAAGTTCATAAAGCAGGTTATGGGCTTTCCACTCATGAACCATACCTTTGACAGTTCTCCTTCGTACGGCTAAAGCTGGAATGTCGGAAGCCTGTCTTATCTTTTGTATCACTTCTTCCATGTCCCTCTTCTTCCTTACCTTATAGGAATCGAATATCTGGGTGTTGTTGTAGGACAACCCAGCCTTGATTTTCATCCCATTGTGGTACACGACTGCATAATATGTTTCCATGACTGACTTAAGATTTGTTAATTGTAGGAATCTCTTTAGGAAATAATAGCCATATTGGCTAGATTTCCCAAGTCATCGTTTCCACATAGTCCCCACAACACTCACAAGGATGGTCGTCACTTTCATAAGTGTCATAGTAGCATTCAATAGAATGCATGACTAAAGATTGTACATTCTGTGGATGCTTCCTATACCAATTATATAGGGTATCAAGTGTCTTTAGAAGTTGTTCTTCTGTCATGTCTGCCATTTCAACATCGTCAGCAGTCATACTGTCACAGACACATCCTTTAATCAGATTGAATTTCATCAGTTTTCAGATAAGACTTCCCAATCACTACATAAAATATCTGAAACAGCAGGTGTCCAAGATTCAAGGTAATGAATCTTTCTGTCATACTTCCAGAAGACTGGTGCCGAACTCCATTCGTCATCACCTAGGAAATCTCTGATAGCCTTTGCATACTCAGGACCCAAGCTTTCCCTCTGTAGGTTATGGTTACATGGTTGACCCAGCAATAGTACCACTCCTTCATCCCAGTCAGCCCTACGGACATGGAGCCCGCACTGAAGTGCAGTCAAGATATTTCCGAAATCATACTGGTTACGGTCTTTCTTGCCCTTCATTCTCTTGTACCTATTGCTAAGGGCCAACTCATAGTCGTTCATTGAAGACACTTGCAATTTCAGCAAGAATTGGATATAAGGGTCTGGCACCTTACTTTTAAAGTCAGGAGAAAAAATGAAGCTCCTTAGTCTTTCCAATCTGTCACTTAGATGGTCTTTTTCATCAATCATCCTTTTTAGGACTTCTTCTAAATTATTTGCCATAATATTGTTTTGTTATATGCTACCATTTATCTCAATCAATCCACAATCTTACAGACTTACTGGTTTTTGGTCTAATATAATGTGGTCATTAATTTCTAGCATTCATACTCTATACACAACCATTCATCCTCTTCTTTGCCATGCTGTAACGGAAGTAATATCTGACCTTTGTAGCTGTCTTCAACACCATTACTGCATGGTATAATACCTATACCATTTTGAATGCCGAACGGCTTGCGGAACAATTGCGGATTGGCATTCAGGTATTTTTTCTGAATGAGCAATTGTGACTTACCACCATCATCTTTCACCTCTTTCACTTTAACATAGCCTAGGCAGGTTAATGAATCAAGCATAGTAAAATCTACAGTTTCACAAATTTCCACCAGTGTGGGCCAATCCAGCACAACACCATTAGCTATACTGCTTATGATTTCATGATAAATCAATAGGGCATCTTCTTTCATCTGTGATGATGCCTGTGTTACATACATAGTTAAGTACCTCATGTCAATCCACTACTTCAAATATCACTTCGAGAAAGTCATTCTCACTAAGGACAATTTCCTCATCATAATACAGGTCTTTGACCTTTTGCTTCGCCTCTTCAGATGACGAGGCTTCCACCATCACTTTCTTCTGTAAAGTTTCAATGACTAATATTTCATATTTTTTCATTTTCTGAATAATCTTTTTAAATAGTGAGTAATAGGATTAGTCTTACTAGTCTTGTCCTCTAACAGCTCATACATATTTTCAACGTATTGAGTAATCAGCTTGTATTGGTCACCGCTCAATTTGCTGTCCTTGTAAGCTTTCTTTATAAGTTTTTTAGAGGTTCCATGAAAACATCCCACACACCATTTCTTATTAGACCTGGTATATGTAAAATAGCGATAACTTGACCAGGTATTTTTAGCGACATAATAATCAGAAGTTTTCTCTATAAAGGCATCTCCTGTTATAATAGCTGGGCCTGTAATTACGGCCTTTCCTCTTATCTTCACCTCACCCATGACATGAGCAGAGCCTTCAACTCTAGATTGTCCATATATTTGAGCATTATCATAAACGTAGGCATCACCCCAAACCTGAGCACCTTCAAAAACTAAAGCATTACCGCTTATTTTCACATTATGTCTTATATCAGCATGCCCAGATATACAGGCATTACCATACACTGTAACATTATCATATAACGTAGCATTTTCTTCTATTTTGACATTATCAAATATTGATGCTGACCCTTTTATTTTCGAGTCACCTAATACTTGACAGTTCCCAGAAACTAAAGCATTATGTACCAAAATAGCTTCATTTTTTACTACGGCATTTACGGTTACTTCAGACTTGTCCATAGCTTTAGCATTATCATATAGCCAGCAATTCCCTTTATGGCTTAAGTTATTCTCACATTCTATGTATCCCCCAAGGTCACCTTTCTTCACATCGTTAAAATCTTTTAGGGATTCTATCCTGTACAACAGCCTCCCATTATGATATACAGAAAGGTCTTCTCGTATTTTATATTTCTTTTCCATTATATAAGTATCATAAATAAAGTTACTAATTAATGTTACTAATGGTAGTTTTTTAATTTATATGGGAAATTGAATATATAAAGCCATGTGTAGTATGGTATCCATGTCAAACGTATCTATGTTCATCCATTTGTCACATTCCATACCATCTATTTTAGTGACATGAACTTCAAGTTGTCTATAGATATCAGTCTTAGCAGGAATACGTATGGCATTTACGTTATAACGATATATCTCACCATCCTCCATAGCATCTGCGATGTAATCTGAATCATCCCAAACAATAGGCAGTTGCTCTTCTTTACAAGATTTCATAGAAGCTACTATAAAGTCAAGAACCTTATTGAAGTTCTCATAGGTAACTTCTATTAATCTATTTAGTTCTCTGAAAGAATTACTCATCTTTAATTTTTATTTATTTTTTATTGGTACTATAGAAGATTGTTTTTCAACAGTTGCTCTGTTACCCATATAACTGCCTTTTCATGCATGTCATTAGCCTTAATGTCGTCTAGTTCATTAAGTTGCCAGCCACATCCCAAATCTAGCCATTTTGCAGCATCTATGTTATGGTATATTGAATCCTTTGGGTCAGAGTGAAAAGCCATAGTTTCATAATAACGTTCATATCCGACAGGCTCAATGTCAGTCTTACCGTCTTTCCTTATAGCCAATCTCCCAACAGTACTGACCACTATTTTCGCCGGGCCATATTCCAGCAGTGTATTTCTTCTAAAAAGACATTGGTAAGCACATATGAAATGTCCAGGCCAACCTCTTTCTGTTCGTTTGACTTCCATTTATTTGGTGTTTAAATTTTATGTAGTACGTTTACTTACTATTTTTAAGCTTAGTAATTCGTGTATGCGTCTAATAAACTATAGACACATATCTAAAAGCTCTAAGAGGTCTCTCAAAGCATAAAGGTCCTAAAGGTATGTTGTATATATGTATTTCTATTTGATGACCTTTTCTACGTAAAAACCTTGCAGCTATTTCTAAGGAGGAATAATCTGAATAATCTGGATAATCCAATATATCCTTGTAACCATAACAGGAAAGTCTGCCATGCCTACCCTTATTGATGCTCCTTTTAATTCTTCTAATATACCTTACGGTTTTATATTTACTCATCTGATAACTTTGGTATTGACATCCAATATTTCACCCAATTAATTATTTGATTATCAAATCTTGAAAAAGGGTCATTAAAACGTTTCGTTTTTGCATCCCATTCTCCAATTATGTAATCAGAATTGTCACCACATAGATACAGTTCTTCTTCTTCTTTTGGCAAGCCTCCATCGGCAACAGAGTGCCAAGGGTTGGCAGGATGTTCTTCTGCCCACTTCGCCCCAGCCTCGAATGCTGTCTATATGGTAAGGTGCCTCTGCAGCATATTTGGGATATTATCTTGGCAATACTTTTTAGCTACACTTTCGATTAATTCTTCTCGTGTCCTATTCCTAATGCTTTGATTAAAATCCCCTTATATGATTCATTTGCCTTCCATTCAGCTTCGACGAGAGTTGAATAGCTTTCAGTTACGTTAAAAAAATGAAGAATATACTTATTTCCTTTTTTCACATCAATCCATATAGGCAAGTCACCGATAGGTGTTTCAGTGTAATAACCACCAACACATACTTTCCATTCCAACTCTGGAATATTGTCAATTACACTTTGCCTACCTCCCTCGAAAGCCATCTTAGCAGCCAGTTCGTCATGTAGCTTGCTGACAACTTCCTTTCCATCTTCTGTTGTTTTAATCTTGCGCTTGATGTAGTGCAAAACTCTGTCAATAGTTATCTTTTCCATTTTTCTTTATATCAGTTACTCTATCATTTACTCTATCATCTACTGTATCATTTACTCTATCATCGGTGTATTGATGAATGTAATTTCATAAGCATATAATCTATAACTGCCCCATACTTTGTGTAGTAGCTTTTAGCATCAGGGTAAGGGTTATCATAATAAACATACTCAAATCCATTGACTTGGCAGTGTACATGCCTCATCCACTTGGTTTTTAGTGGTACGTTATCTAAATAAGGGTTGCAAGCCTTTTTAATCTTGCGTGGTAATAAATGTGCCATTTTTCTCTGTTTTTTCTTTTCGTTCCAATTCAAAACTATAATGTCCTCCTATCAGGATATTTCATAGGATATGGTACAAAATCACCTGAAGCTTTTCTCCCACATTTATGACACACTTTACACGGGAGGACTTCCTTATGGAAAAATTCGTCATCATATCCCCAACTTTCTTCTGTGTGACCACAGTATTCACACTCATATATTGCCTTAAAGTCCTTTCGATACTGTGATATTATTTTCTTTATCTTCATTCCTCTATTTTTTTATTTATGGATTCCAACAACTCTTTCACTCGACCATTAAATACAATCCATATTCGTAGTGAAAGTCAAAGATATGATTTGGAGAGACTTCCCACCAAACTTTATAATCATCCTGATATATAACAGTTAAATCCAGTTTATGGGCATATAACACATCTAAGATTTTGTTTATATCTATTATTCTCTTATTATGTATTTTATTCGTTTAACTTATAGATAGCCTTTTTTTGTCTCTACTCTTATCTATGTTTGGACTTTTTCTCTTACGCTTATTTGCGTAAGGTGTGGAACCTAACCTAGACTTATTACGTCTATTGGGTCCTAGATAGATAAATTCTTCTTGTATAGACCTATTCATAAGTGGGATAGTGAATATTTTATTTATCATGTTCGTATAATAGTTACTGGTATTTTGTTACTTAACTAATTTAAACTCATACACCCACACATAAGGGTTGCTTGTTTTTTTATTCACATAATCCATGATATAAGCTCATACAACTATAACCCCCTTCAGGCTCAAACATATCGAGCTGAGCATCATTGCGATTCACGTATTTGAATACATCCTGTACTGTCGGGTATTTGCCATTGGAGCAGAAACGGGCAGGTATTTTGTCTGGCGAAAAGAAATTGTAGCCATTTACCGTTTCGTCTTTCATTCTTCGCTCCGCATCTATGAGCCGTTGTGCCGCCCAATTATCTTTAGATATGAGCTGTATTTCACGCTTCCTGCACATGACGCAGGGGAAACAACCGACACGGGCAAAACCACGTTCATATAAGGGGTTTGGACGTTGACCATTAGCAAGAATGTAGTCTATCACTTCTTGCGCCGTCCAATGGAATATCGGGCGCAGTATACTTGCATCGTGTGTCTTGCACCATTCGAGAACCGATTTTTTGTGATATAAGCCTTTCACTTCATCGTTGAAGTACTCCTTGAAATATGAGCACTCCACATCATAGCCTGCACGTGCTTTGCTTTCCTTAGCTCTAATGCCCTGAATGACAATAAAGTTATCATCCTGCGAGAGAATGTAATCAATCATCGGTATTACTTTCAGTTCAGAAGTGCAGAACCGACGCTGCGATGATGGGAAACGTCCTTTCTTGATACTCATATCCACGAAGTCTTTGTACTTCTTGCTTTTGAGTGTAATCAATTCTACTCCTAATAGCTCGCAGACATTGTGAATGTGTGTATAGGTGTCTGTGTGCTCCCAACCAACGTCACAGAATACTGCCGTAACTTTATCTTTGCCGTAATCGTTTACAGCTTTAATGAGGCAGGCCTGGCTATCCTTGCCTCCGCTGAATTGTACTAATATCTTAA